TTCATTGTTCTTGTTGTTTAAAGGTTAAAACGAGTCTTTAATAAAATCATATAGAAGAGTATAAATTAGTGCAAGAATTACACTGCAAAATATTACTACTCCTATTATTGGATAAGATATTGCTAATCCCGTACATACAATTACTAAAAGTAAAGCAATAGATGTTTTTAAATGTATATTCATTGTTCTTGTTGTTTAAAGGTTAAATAATACTAATGAAAAAACTAATGTGGTTATTACTCCAATTAGAAAAAATACTGCTAATGCTTTTAGTGATAAATCCTCTTTGACATCACTATAGTTACTTTGTTTTGTCATTGTTTCTGATTTAGGTTTCTTTACTCCCATCTCCTCCGGTGTTGCTGGAGATGACTTAGGTTTCTTTACCGGTTTTTCTTGTGTGATAATAATCATCATGTTACTTAAAGGTTAAAAAATACATCTGAGATCTTTACAGTCTTAATATTACCATCATCTCCTGCTATCTCAAATATAGTATCCATGTTTATGTTGAGGGCCTCCATAAATTTGATTACTGGCTCCAAGCGATCGCTCTCTCTCACAATCATCAGCCTCTCAATGTAGAGCGTTGCATCTTGCAATTCTTCCTGCAGATGTTTAAGCCAATCAAGTGTGCTGAGATCGTCGCGAGTTAGCATCGTCCCATACTTCTTAATACCAGCTTGAGACCTATCATGAAATTTATTTATCACCCTGTCGACAATTGGGTCGGTCTGAAGATTATCAGCCGTTGACGTTCTATACCACATAATTAGATTAGATTAAAAATGGGTGCTCCAGGACGCACCCATTATGTCAAACACTAAAACAACCCATCCTGATGGGCAACAACATCTTTAAAACGGCAGGTCTTCGTCACTAGCGCTTGGTGTGCTAGTAGACACTGGTGCAGGCGCACTGCCTTGAGCACTGATAGCAAAGCCCTCAATAGTAGAGAAGTACTTCACCTGGCCCTGAGGACTAGTCCACTCACGACCTTTCAAACTGAATGACACCTCAACCTCTTGGCCTTCAGCAATGCTGTCCAATAAGTCACACTTGTCGTTAACAAATGTGAATGGAATGTATTGTGGGTACTGGGCAGCACCATCAGTTACAACGAACTCACGCTTACGAAATTTTTCGGAGATTACATCCGTGTTGCCTACCTTGTAGACAATCCCTTTGAATTTAAACATATAGATAATTAAAAGATTACTGAAATAGTTGCAATGACACAAAGTATCACTGCGATTGTAATTACAACAAGACTTGTTAAGGCAGCCTTGTCCTCTGCCGCTTCTAAGAAGTAAATGTGATCCTGAATAATCTCAATCTCATCGGAGTAGAAATACAACTCCTCATCACCACGGACCTTAACAAGGTAACCATAGTTGTGCTTACGGGCCTCATAAATCTTGCCGACCTCATCGTGCCACAAGCCATAGCCACCATCTGTTAAAAGCCTTACTCTCATAGATTTTTTGTTTTTAATAGTTTCATATACTCATTGGCATAATCATCAGCCACCTTCAACCAACGCTCAATCGTTGCGATGTCATCGTCAGTTAGTGTTAAACTTACCACGGTTGCACGCATGTTGTCATCGACATCATCCATGTAATGCAACGTTGGCTCATCCCATTCACCCAACAACTCCTCAGGTGTATTGCACAACATATACGCCACCTCACCATCACGCCAATCAAGACCGGTCATCTGACGTAGCATCCATAAGTATGCCTTCACCTGCCAGTCATATCCTGAGTCCTTGACCTTCTTAGCGGCCTTCTCCTCAGTCTTCGGGAATGTCTTCTTGGTGTAGGATGACTTTATGTCAATGACCTTAAGTCTCTCAGAATCAACTATATCAGGATGACCATGCATGAGCGGTGTGTCTAAGTATGCGTACTTGTTATTGTCAGACAATTTATTGTATGACGTAAAGAACACGCGGTTATACAACTCAATAGCCTCGTCTTCAACAGCTGTACCCTTGTCAGTCTCCTTGCTCCAGAACTTATCTTTGTACTGGTATACCTTCTCGTCAATGATTTCCTCGATCAACGTCTTGGCACCCTGACTTAACTCAGGCTTGACATCACGCTTTGCAACTAACTCGTCACGCTTCTTAGCCTGAGCATCAGTCAACTGAATCTTAGCTAATAGACCATCAAGCGTTGACGCCTGCAATGGTGTCAGACCTGGTGTGCCACTGTTAAACAGCGGTGCACACTTACTTGCCCGTAACTTTAGCATGCTGCTCTGGTGTTAAGCTGAAGTCAGCGATTAATTTCTCAGCCGTTGTCTTGCCATCAGCGATCGCCTGTAATGCCTTGTCAAAACGCTCATCTGTAATGGTTGGCTTCTCTTTCTTTGGTAACGGACGAGTGCTAAAACGCAACGCATCAGTCATACCCTGAGGACTCTTGACCTTCTCAACACCAAGGACAATCTGCTTGCCAATGTAGTCGTTGAAATCAAATGACCCAAAGAATGTCTCAAGCCTCTTGAAGTTTGTTCGATTGGCTACCATGCTCTTCTGAAACTCAGCAAGCTTGACAAACACCTTGTCTTCCTTGCCCATCTCACCGACCATTACGTCCTGATAAATCTTCTCGATTGTTACTACCCTCGGCTCATACTTGCCGTCGACCTCCAAGTCCCAACTCCCTAGGTACTTGTTGTCCTTCATTAAATTTCTCCAGTGTGACATTGTTAATTAAATTTGAACAAAATTAATATATTTCTTTTTAAATTCCAAGTATTGCTCGATAATTCTTTTTCTTTTTTTATCGTCAAACTTACACCTCGCGACATCATCACATAAGTAATCCATCACCACTCTGTATGCGCCTGGCTTAAAGCCTTTGCGTTTAAAAATATCATACTGCTCATCGGTTACCTCTTCAAACTTATGCTTGCTTGTCATTACATTAAAGATGCGAAAGGTCCCGTCCTGGAACCTCTCGATCTTTACACCCATATCAATGAAGTACTCAGTGTCATTGGTCTTATATGGTGTGTTATCCTTGATTACATCAGTCCAAGCCTTCATACTCAATAATTGAATATTCTTCCTCAAACTCATAACGCTTCTCAGGTAAGTACCTGAACCATATGACATATCCTGTCTTGGCCCTGGCAACATATACAATGTACACAAACTGATTGTTGCGATGAAAGTGATTGTACAAAGGCGCATCAATATCACTTCTGTCTACATTCAACGTGTGCATTTTTGCATTATTGTACTCAAGAGTGTTGAGCGCAATTGATAAGGCCGTGTTCATGTCACTGGCCTTGGTATAAAAGTTACCATCATTCAGCACCTCGTAGTCAGGCCGGTCAGGTACCCATTGGGCACTGATGGCTGACGCAAAGGTCATCATGCCTAACATGAACATTGCGACTACTATAGGAATTCCTATAGCAGCACGAATGATATCGTTCTTGATTCGTGTAACTGCCATCATACAGATTGCAGATAACAATAAAAGAATTGCATACATACTAATTTGGATTTATAGGGTTAATACTGACTTGAACTACAGACTCACTGATGTCCTCAATAATATGGTCGCTAACAATAGCACCAAGAGCAAACGCCCGGATCGGATCAGTGGCCATTAACTTTAACTTCTTGCCATTGTCATAGGTCACGATGTACCTCTTTAAGATTGGCGACATAGATGATTTCATGTTCAGGTATGTTTGATTTGTCAATTGCCTCTTTAACGTTGTCTGCCTCTATCGTTACACCTGAGCAGAGGATTGGACTCAGGTGATAGCAGATGTGGAATTTCATCATAACTTTATACTTATACCGTGTAATAAAAAATGGATGAGAATCTCCCTGTCATCCAAACTCAGGGATACTGACAGACCGATAGTCCTACCGGCCGGCCAACTTTCAGTGAATCTGATTATCATAGCTTTCATAGTAATATGCCTCTGAGATGAAGTCCTCAAAGTCGCGTAGTTGTTGGCGGCTCAGCCTTGACTTCATGTCCTCGGCGGTTGATAAATTGTTTTGCTCAATCTGTTGAGCAATCTCTTCGAAATAGTCAGCCATGGACTCATGGCCGACATACTCAAGGTCGTGTTTAGTTATCATAGTAATTGATTATTTGTTGGTACTCTTTTAACTTGCCATCCGGCATTTCATCATAGAATAAAGTATCACGTAACCAGTCGATGTACTCGACCTGAAGTTGTGTGCTCAGAGACTTATATATTTCCTTGCTCTGCTTGTGTTGGCCGTTTAGCTTTGACTCTAAGATGTACTCATATAACTCCTCCCATGTTAAGAAGTCAAGGTTATTTGGTTGCATATATTTAAAGATTAATTATTTCTTGTTCAACTTCTTGCCAATATGTTACTTGATTAGGGAATGACATATAAGGACTTAAACTCAGGAGCAAGGATATTTGCTCTTCAGCTGCAATCAAGGCACACTCTTTAGCAGTGTTAAAACACATTGGATATTTACCCATATGGTCCTCGACCATGTACATTTTATCAAGTAATTCTTTTGCTTTATCTTGTGGTGACATGGTCGTAAAATTTAGGTGGTACAATAATAAAGTGGTTGACGCAAAATACATTCGATGTCTCTAAAGTGACAACCTTGCATGGTATCTTTTTGGCCTTGAGCTCAGAAACCTTGGCCTTGATGTTGCGCTCAGCATTTGGATACGAGCTGTCGTCCCATTGACCGGTGTCAGGCTCGCAGTGAACTGAATACTTCGGCTTGGCATAACCTCTCCAAACATCCAATCGGACGTACTCTTGGCTTTCATCGAAACACATGCCGACATGCTTGGCATCCGGCTGTGGATTACTGTTGACCTTTGTCATTTCGCCGTCCCATTGGTTGCCGTTTAGGATTGGTTCTTTTCTTTTCATGTATACACTTACGTTCGGAAGTGTATTTAGCCATTTGTTAGTGGTCCGAGTCGGCCATCCTGCATTGGTGACATACAGGCCGTCCTCTCGGTGCTCAGCGATTAGGTTGCCGAATAGATATAACGAACGACCATCCGTTTGGCCGTTACCTTGTTTTTTCTTTTTTCCTTCAAGGAAAGATTGGATTACATTGTTCATAGTTATTAAAGTTGTCCAAGGTCAGCTAATGATGTGTAAGCTGAAGTAGGGGTTAATATAATGCTGTCTAATAGATTGATATCTAACAAGTTAAGACCTTGCTTTAGTTTTTTGCTCAGGGTGATGTCCTCAGGTGATGGCGCTGGATTTCCAGACGGATGGTTGTGGCAAAAGATTACACCGCTCGATAGGCTGTCAATAGCATACTTCGCGACTATCTTTGGATCAACATATGTGCCTGCAATTCCGCCTTGGCTTATCTTGGCATAGCCGATTGTTTGGTTCTGACGATTTAGCATCAAAATGAACGCACTCTCGAATACCTCGATGTCATCACCGTAAAATTGACGGATGAATAGTTGCGCTTCATTTGATGTTGTTATCTTCTCGGTTGGGAAGTCTGACTGTATTTTTTTTAGCTCGAATAGTTTCATATGACGAAATTTAGGTGTTTATGACGATTTATGACGGCGATATGACGAAATTATAGGGCTCAAACCCTTATAGATACTGACTTTATGACGAAATGACGACTTTTTACCTATATTTTCAAAAAAAAAAAAAATACTACTATATATAGTATATACACATATGTATATGTGTATATTTTCTCTATATAGGGGTGAAATTTCGTCATATCGTCATCCCTTATTGATAATCAGGGAGTTACGATTTACGTTTCGTCATATCGGGCTGTTTTTCGTCATATTTAGTCTGTTTTTTAGACGATTTCGTCATATCTGATGACGATTTCGTCATGTTGGCAGGCTCAAGGCCTGTTAGCTTTACAAATTGGTCTATTGTGTACATTTAATTATGGTTTTTAAATTAATCATGCGATAAGCTCTCTTGTGCATATCGAATACTACTAATAAGTTTTTTTCAGCAGGGTCAAACTTTAGACCTACACCTTTTAGGTTTTTCTTGACGCCCAGTCGGGCCGTCATCTTTCTTAATGAGCCGTCTTTCTTGACGAACGTTACACTGAAAATCTTTCCGTTTTTAATTTGTTCTAACATATTCTTTAAAGTAATATTGCACCAATTGGCGCAAGGTTAAACGATTGGTGTATTGACTGCATTGTGTGGCGTAGAAGCCATTGATGATTGTGACATTTCCGTCATCAATCCATTCTCTAAATCTCATTGTATAGAATATTTCCTTGGTTGTCAAAAATGCCTTGGTCGATCAATTGGGCGGCAGTTCTGCCATACCATCCTTGCAATTGGTTTACTGACTTTGTCTTGATTAAAAATGACCAAGCATTTAATTGGTCTTGGATTGTTACTTCGTTCTCGCTGAATCCCTCAGCAATTGCGCACGCCTCGTAAAGTGTCATAGTATATCAATTAAATTAATTTATATTGTAGTTAAAAAGTCAGTTGCTTAACAATCTAACCCGTTTAAAAATGTACTTGGAAATTCCCAACTTAAACTCTCAAACATATGTATTAGAAGTGCTTCAGTTGTAGTTTGATGTTCTGCAAAGTAATCCTCGTTATCATTTTTCCATTCTTCTACCACATCTCTCAGGTCAAGATATGTAAATGCCTCGTCTAAACTTTCAGCATTTTCTGGAATGTAGCAAATCTCTGTTGCCACTTGGAAAAAAGCATCATTATTTTTGTAGCAAGGGTGCATCTCTTTTTGATAGTCCTCAAATGTTTTCATAGCGTTTCAATTAAATTAAGTTCAACAATGTGTAGTGCATCGGTATCAGGACATCGCACAATGTACTTGTTTGATGTCCCGGCTACCTGACCAACTAATTTGTAATTCCCGGTCAATACTGACTGCATCCCGTCAATCAGTATTGTTATTCAGTTTCATGTTCGTTACCATTTTCGTCGTAGTATACGTCGTCATCTAATTCTTCCCATTCGGTGTAGTAGTAGTAATCTTCGTTGTAGAAGTACTTTAGTAGTGCGTCATCGGTTACGCAATCGGTTGATTTCTTGCCGTTGCAATCTACCCAGTCAAGCGTTCTGAGGTGTTCTAATAAATGTTCTTTGTCAGCGAAGTATAGCTCGCCGTCTCCTACTACATAACCCTCGTTGATACCATGTCCAGTGGCATCACATCGTCTTGCGTACTTTGTCATGATAATAAGTTTTTAAGTTTGTCTTTAGTGTACATGCAATTAAAGAACTCAACCTCATCTTTGTACCGCATCTCCATAATACCATTAACATATCTACGTATTTCTAATCCTGTGTAGTAGTCATACCACTCTCTTGTAACGTCGTCACGTCTGTCTTCTTTAATTAAGTAGAACTCCACGCGTAATGCTTCTTCTCTAATAGAATATTCATCAGTATTGTATTTATATATGAATATGTAGTTTGAATAATTTTGATTATCCATAGCCTCATTTCCACGCTTAACACATAGCCTATCGCCAATATCTTCTCTTAGCTGAATGACTAAGTCATCAATGTATCTATCACGCTCATCATCCCATAAGTCTCTGGTACGTTGAGCATCAGCTTTTAAATCAATGTGACGTTGGTTGATAGCATCAAATTCATCTAAGTCGATCAACTTGAATGGTCGTTTAGCTTTGGCTTCGTTTAGCTTGTTGAACTCAGCAACCAAGTTGCTGATAATTCTTTGTTGGTTCTCTGTCATATATTATTTGTTTCAGTTAATATTTCATTCCATTCTTCGTTAGTGAGGTGTTGCTTGTAGTTTTCCTCAGCAAAATTAAAGTCAATACAATCGTCATTGATATCATCAATCAATCTACCAATTGCATTGTCTCGGTCAGACTCTAACTCATACTCAAAGTATGTCATCTCATTGTCTTCGCACTCACCATTCTCCATGGTGTAGAACCCACCGAAGTCACATCCAGACTCAGAGTACTCTCCCTCAATCTTGACATCAAAGACCTTAGTCATCATTGTCAATAGACCAATAGGTGGTGACCAAGCTGAGTCTCCGATTATGTTCATCCAATCATCACCACGCTCAATATCAAAGTCCCACCACTTAGTGCCGTACCTATATATTCTGCTGAACAATTCGTCATTGGTCTCATGCTCAGGTACTACCTCAGGGTCAAACCCTAACACCATTCTACTGAACTCAGTGAATGTAAAGTCTTTCATATCATGATACTTTTTGAAGCGCTCCTCAATGATGTCAAGCGTTTCTTTCGGGCCTGTTATGTGTGCCCTGTTCCAACAATAGTTTGCCATAATTAAAATAGATTAGGTAATTTAATTTCTTTAATTAACTTATACTCATATCGAATGATATCTTCAAGACCCTTGATACTTTTGTTCCATGTATCAGTCAAGTCAGATTCACACCAATAAGCTTCTCTTTTGGACTCTACTAACTCGTCGTAGACGTACCATTTTATTTCATATAAATTCATATGCTCATTCCTGATGTTTGACCCATTACTACTTTGTACAAGGCAAATGCAATTGCAATACCTACTGAACTACCCATAACAATTTGGATAGCTTTTGCTAAGATGATTAGTGCTTTCATTTTAATTTACTTTTATAGGGTTTAACTTCCAAAATTCACTTGACTCTAACGTTGTCTCAATGAGAGTAACAACAAAGCCGTTGTTGACATATTGTGTCTGATGTAATTTGTATCGAATGTCCTGGCGATGTTTATCGCCTTTCAATTGGTCAACTACAACCAACGTTCCGTTGATGATAGCTTTAAATGTTTGTAGTGTTGTCATTGTTTTATTTTTTATTTGATTCTACTTTTGGATTGTATTCGTCACCATTTTTAAATGATTCAAAATCTAATTCTTCGGATATGCTTTCAGCATCTTCTTGACTAATGGCATAAATTATTAATGATTTGCCCGTTGATTCATCATAAACTTCATAATAATTTTGTAGTGTTTTCATTGTTTTGGGTGTATTAATTGGTTAGCGAATAAGCCAAAGTTGGCCATTGTTTGTTTTGAAATGTTGGTTCTACCTTTCATGATTTCGTAAGCAATCATCGCATCTATCAATGATTGCTTCATGTTGATTCTTTCGTGCATTATCTGTATCTAAAAGGGATTAATAACTTGCGAGTCTTAACTAACACGCCTTCCTGAAAGAAGCCGATGATTTCATAACTGCCCTCGATTCTGATTACTCTTGTTTCCATTTTTATTTGTGTTGGTTAGTGGTGCAGTGAGTATCGCTCTCATTAATTAGTCATTCTAACTGCACCTAATATCTTGTATGCCACGTGAAACTGCATACCCTCTTTTATTCCCTACAGGCATCACCATTGGGCCTGTGGTTTTGACGTTGACCACCTGAGTAGTGTATCAATCGTCCCGACTTTGCGGAGTCTTTATACTTACCGCATCGGCCTCGTATGACCTACCGAGTTAGTTTATTGTCTTACATGATGTCAAAGAACTTAGCTTAGAGCTTGTTAGCAGACCTACCTTTGAACCACTTAACCACGGTGGGCTCCCCGAGGGGCACTTAGTTAAGCTTTATCGTTTCGGTCACCTTTAATATACTGATTCGTCATCGTAACGCCTTAAGGATTGCTTTAAGAAGTATTGTTATTAGCTCGTTTGCTTGATACAAATATATGGCAACAATTCGGATTGTGCAAATAATTTGAACAAAAATATTCAAAAAAGTGCTAATTTATATTCATTCTAAATAAGAGACACGTTTGTCTGACGGCTAATTGCTTTAGAATCAGTAAGTTACGACTATAGTAACCTCAATAGCACTCAAATAGGTTTGCTTTGTGAATTGATAGGTAGGTGCAACCCTCTCTCTCCGGGAGCGCAACCAACAGCGCAAACAAACGAACGGCCGGCCGTCAGGCGCACCGAATGAACGGCTGTTTGATTGGTCTCAAAGTCTATTCTATTTAACATAATGCTAATTATATAACATGCCTACCTACCGACTACGACAAACGGCAACAAGGCATGTAGGCCGTCTATATTGGTATTGACGACAAACGATAGGCCGACTGGAAAAGCCAAAAAGTTCGGCCGAAAAGTTCGAAAAGCAGACCCCCCTACCCAAAAAGCAAACCGTTTCCCTTCCGGCCTGGCTCGCGTCAGATGGGGGTATTACCCAAAACCTCTATACATCTAAAAATCATTATATTTGCAGTATGATCATAACACTCTATCCGACGTTCGGCCTATCAGTAGGTTTTGACTATTTGCCTGCAGAAGGGGACCTTCGGCCGGAGTTTCTTTTTCATTTGTTTATTTTTAAATTATCTATATCATGGCAATAATGCGCACAAATCGACTCACGTCGAAGACCACTGCACCTGCAAAGGGTGGTAGAAAATTCACATCAGCATCTGAGCTTGAGGCACAGGACGCGGCTTACAACAAGTATAAATCTGATCTTCCTATTTATGAGAAGAAGATGAAGAGGTACAATGAGGAGAGTAAGATTACTAGTAGGGATTACAATACTCTTGGTGGTAAGAAAAATGTTAGAAAACTAAATTCAGAGGAATTAGCTAAATACAATTATAATTCTATGAATAACCCAAATGATGATTCTGCTTTAGAGTATAGAACTGTTGAAGTCAATAAGGGCTATAATAAAAAATCAAGTGATAAGAATTTTATGATTGGCACTTGGCATCATACAAGCAATCCTATCAAACCAACAGCACCAAAGAAAACCAATCCTGCTGATTGGTCTAATGTTGAGTTGGGTAAGATTGATACTAAAAAAGCCAAGATAACTACACAAAAAGGTAATTTAAAGAAGCTTAAGGCTACTCCAGAGCTTCCTTCGTTTGAGGGTCCTACTAAAAGCGCTGGTATTAAGAACAGTGTTGACATGAATCCACTTGCTCAGGGTGCTTACACTAAGGGCAATAAAGGTCGTTATGCAAAGCAAGTTGTTGAGTCTGTAGGTAAAACAGGTAAGACAAGAGGATTTGATCGTGAGAGAAAGCAGTTTGAGGCATACGCAGGAGCTGGTGGTGATCAAACCAAGTCAATGTTCAAGGCTGAGGCTAAGCAATCAAGACAAATTGGCGCTCAGTACAGAGCTGAGGGTAATGCTGAGGGTGCTGAGATGATGCGTCAAGAGGCTAAACAGTTCCGTAAAGCTGCTCAGTTTGCTGGTAAAGTTGGCAAGGGTAATAATAAGTACTTTGATCGCAACATGGTGAGTGAGTTCAGAGGATCTAAAGAGAACGCAGCCAATCGTAATACGATGGAAGCTAAGATAAAAGCCGCTGGAGCCAAAGCAGCTAACAATCGAAACACTTTATATTAAGAAAGAGCCCCAGAGATGGGGCTTTTTTATTGAACAAAGCGAAAAAATCACTAGATTTGTCAAAAATCAAGTGAAATGGTAGTAAAACATGTACATTTAGGCGACGAAGGTCGCAAAAAGCTCATTAAAGGCATCAAAACGATCGCTGGAGCTGTAAAAAGCACATTAGGTGCGCGAGGCCGCACTGTGTTAATCGAGTCAGAGCACCATGTCGGTGGTATTACAGTCACAAAGGACGGTGTTACGGTCGCTAAGTCGATCAATCTGTATGACCCGGTTGAAAATCTAGCTGTTATGATGATGCGACAGGCTGCTGAGAAGACAGCTACTGTTGCTGGCGATGGTACAACCACGTCAATTGTCATTGCGGAGGCCATTGTTGACGCGGCATCTGACGTTTTAACGCCAGATGACAACGTCACCGAGGTAATCCGTGAGATCAATAGCATTACAACAAATGTTGTAACGCATCTGACCAAACGTGCTAAGAAGCTATCAGGTAAGAAGCTTAAAGATGTGGCTTCAATCAGTGCAAACAATGACACCACTATTGGTGGCATGATCGCTGACGCTTTCAGTGAGGTTAAGATGGTATCTGTTGAGAACAGTAAGGACCACAACACGTATGTTGAGGTGATTAAGGGGATTAAGGCTGACCGAGGTTGGACTAGTCGCTATTTTATCACTGACTACAAGCGTCAGGAGGCTGTATTGGAGAACCCATATGTGTTGATCACTGACCAGGAGATCAATAACTTGCTCAATATTGAGCGCGTACTACAACATGTAGTCGCTCAGAACAAGTCTTTGCTTATTATTGGTGAGATGCCAATAGCTGCTTTGAACACTTTGAATATTAACGTTGCTCAGGGCAAAATCAAGGCATGTAACATTTTACCTCCAAGCTTTGGCTACCGTCAGAAAGATTTGCTGGAAGACCTAGCGATTGTATTGGGTGGTACATACTTCAGTGAGGACACTGGTGATGACTTGTCGTTGATCGACGTTGCTCACTTAGGTCGTTGTGCTAAGGTGATCGTTGGCAAGGACAACACTATCTTTATGCCATATGCTAGCTCACAAGAAGCTATTGACAACCGCATTGCTGATATCAACGAGACAATATTCGACGGCATCACTAAAGAGGAGATGGACAACCGTAAGGAGCGAGTGGCCAATCTATCTGGTGGTGTTGCTGTGATCTATGTAGGTGCGTTGAGCGACATTGAGCAGAAGGAGAAGAGAGATCGCATTGACGACGCTGTGTGTGCAGTTGAGGCCGCGTTAGAGGAGGGCATTCTTCCTGGTGGTGGTGTTGCACTGCATGAGTATGCTAACATGTACTTACGTGGCAAGCTTGGTGCAGCTAAGGAGATTATGTACAAAGCACTGAAGTCACCGATGCGTCAGATCCTTGAGAACGCTGGTAAGGACGCTCAAGAGATCATGGACAACATCTTACCATTCGATAACGAGGGTTACGACGTGAAGGGTGAGCAGTATGGTGACATGATGAAGCTTGGTATTATTGACCCGGCTAAGGTTACAAAGAACGCCTTGTTGAACGCTGTGTCTGTAGCGACTACGATCATGAGCACAAATGCAATAATCACAAATATCAGAGCAGATGAAGGTATTAAGTAAGTATTTGATTGTCAAGAAAATAGCTGAGCAGAAGCAGACTAAGAGTGGTTTGCTTCTGACTGGCGAGGACGCTAATGAGATGCGTTACCATAAGGCTATTGTCTACAAAGTAGGCGACAGCATCAATGGTATAAATTCAGATGACACTGTCTTGTATGACAAGGTTCAGAGTTATGACATTGTCTTAGACAATGAGCGAATGACGATCATTCAAGAGAGGGACGTTGTTTGCGTTCTTTAAATCGATCGTTAAAATTATTAATGGCGTGAGCAAGGGTCTTCTGATGGAATGGAGCGTTCTGTCTGAAGACCTTGTTGCGTCTTGGTGACGTCGGAATCGGTTCTAATCCGGTTAACTTCTTATATATTGACGTAATCATCTTCTTACACTTAAAAGACACCTCATACATATTGGCCTCTCCGAAACCACGTTTGCGCCATATATAAATCCATTCTTCTTTGAGAAGTCTATCGAAACGGTTCCTATCCCAGTTCATGAAGTTGGCATATTCAGCGAAGTCTGCCCTAGTGAATAGCTTTTGTTTGTGTAGAAAGAGTAGCATCTCTAGATCTGAGCGACTTAGCTCATAGTTGATCTGTGCCCATTTACGAACGATAGACCATTCGGCCAGAAAGTCGTAAGTCAAAGGTCTACGTTCATAGGCCTTATCTTTTTTATATCTTCGTTTGATTTTCATTATATTTGTACAAAGATATTCATAATGGGACTATATAGCAACATTCACGCAAAAAGAGAGCGAATTAAAGAAGGCTCTGGAGAGAAGATGCGCAAACCTGGTCAAAAGGGAGCGCCTACTGCCAAAGCGTTTAAGGCTGCTGCTAAGACCGCAAAACCAAAGAAAAATGAAAGCAAAAGGTAAACCAATGGTCGAGAAGAAGACCGGAGAGAAGTATGCGTCTAAGGGTGCTAAGATGAAACATGAGAAGGTTGAGTCTAAGAAAGAGCAGATGCGCGAATACGGCAAAGTAAAGCGTAAATGAAAGACCCAAGATTAGAAAGAGCTGGCGTTGAGGGCTTTAACAAGCCCAAACGCACTCCTAGTCACCCGACTAAGAGTCACGTTGTGGTTGCCAAAGAGGGTGATCAGGTGAAGCTTATTCGCTTTGGACAGCAGGGTGTTAAGACCAATCAGACTGCAGGTCAACGTGAGGCTTTCAAAAGCCGTCACGCCAAGAATATTTCAAAGGGTAAGATGAGTGCTGCGTTTTGGGCTGACAAAGTTAAGTGGTCCCCAAGCAAGACTGCATCACCTAGCACTAAATGGAAGAAAGGATGAACAATATACCATTCAAGAATAAGGACATTGAGTTTTTAGGAAAGAAAAAAAGGATCCGTGAGATGCGTGGCGAAGAGTATGTCAACATGCCAAACGGTGAGGTATCCTCACACTTGATGTCTAGCCGAGGTAAGGAAACGTTTCCAACAGTTTTCCCAAACAAACCAGGGTCTCATGAGTACAAAGATTGGACTGACATGCCAAACACTTCAGAGGCTTATAATGAGGCCAAGAAGAGAGGCGAGGTTGTAAAGTTTGCCACAGCCAAGAGAGCTGAGAAGATGGCTTTTGGCGCTTGGAAGAAAGGCGAGGCTAGAAAAGAAGCAATGCAGAACTATGATAATTATAAGAAAACACAAAGGTCTAGGTGATACAGTCGCAGCTTTAGCTGAGACTACAGGCATCAAGACACTAGTCGAGAGTATAACTGAGGACTGCGGATGTCAAGAGAGACAGGCTTCTCTTAACAACCCTGACCTATTAATAAATAAAATGTTCTATGGGACAAAGCAAGACATCGAAGTATTACGCGAGCAATCCGAAAGCAGCGGAGAAGAGGCGTGAATATCAGCGCGAGTTGAACTCAACTGAAGAGCGAAAGAAGTATCGGGCTGATCACACGAAAGCTCGTCGGGCCAATGGTATTGATGGCAAGGGTGGTCCTGATATGAGTTCCACAAAAAGTGGTAAATTTGTAAAAGAAAACCCAAGTAAAAACCGCGCTCGCAACGGTGCAAACGGCAAGAGCGTAAAAAAATAAGTAAGATGGCATATCAAAAATTACAAGTACAGCGCGCAGCATTAGTTACACCTAGCAATACTGTCGACATTCCATATGTGGGTGGTGATGGTACTACTCCGTCATGGCCTTGTGTCCTTTATATCGGCACTGGTGGAGATGTTAGAGTTTTAACTGAGGGTGGTGATGATGTAGTATTTACAAATGTGCTAGGTGGTACAACTCTACCTGTCAATGTTGTAAGAGTATTTGCTACCAATACAACGGCTAGCAACATTATAGCGATGTGGTAATATGTGGATTATTAATGGCATATTAAACGCTGTTGGGGCAAACTATATTGGCGATCCTAACTATATAACTATATCATTCATTAACAGAGTGAAGGCTGATGGCGGTGTGTTTGAGGCACAAAACTGTTTAACATCATTTTTAAATAGCTTATCATGAGTTTATTAACGCAGGCCAGTTTAATAGTAACACCAAACGGATACAAAGAGGGCAAACTTTATTCCGTTATTCCTTCAGACGGAAGTGGAGACTTGTCCGTAACAAGAGCAACAACTGCAACACGAGTAAACTCTGCTGGGTTAGTTGAGTTAGTGCCATACAATTTGCTTTCATATAGCGAAGATTTTAGCAATTCAATTTGGAATAAGACCGCTTTAAGCATTTCTACAAATAGCACAACCGCACCAAACGGAAGCACAACCGCTGACACAATCACAAATAGTTCGTCTTCGGGTATTATTTTACAAACTTATTCATCCGTCAATACTTCTCAAATAGTTACGCATTCCGTTTATTTGAAGCGTACCAACAATGACTGGGCAGTACTTGCTATTGCTCGAAGTGGTGCAACTACTTATGGAGAAATGTATGTTTGGTTTAATTTGTCTACGGGTGTAGTAGGTGGTAACCTACCCGATGGTTCAGCAGTTATTTTAGATACTGAAATTGAAAATGTCGGGAATGGTTGGTATCGTTGTTCAGTTACTGGATATGTACCGAATGCAGTTGCATATACTGCGTTTATGCTTTACCCTGACGGAAATAATTCTTTTACAAGGGTTACAGGTCAAAGTGTTTACGCTTGGGGTTCACAACTAAACGAGGGTTCGCTCAAAGACTACCAAAAGACGGAAACACGCCTTAACATCCCAAGACTTGACTACTCAAACGGAACTTGTCCAAGTTTACTTGTAGAGCCACAGAGAACAAATTTAGTTTATCCAAGTAGTGATTTTTCTACCATTTGGAGTTTATTAAATTCTGCAACAGTAAGCACCAACCAATCAATAGCACCAGATGGGACTTTAACGGCTGATAAAATCACAACAACAAATTCTGCAAATGCGCTTTTTAATGTTAATGGTTCTGGAACTACCGCTGCTGACTATACAGTTAGTCTTTTTATTAAGCCAATAAATAACAATTCAGTTGGTTTAGGAATGACAAACGATACAACTGGAGAAGCATTTGTTTTAATTAATTTACAAACTGGAGCTGGAACAACAACGCAACAATCGGGCTGGAGTAATGCGTCTTACAAATGGCAACAATATGAGAATGGTTGGTATAGAATTTCACTTACTGCAACAAAAGGAGCAAGTGGAAATGCTCGTTTCATACTAAAAGGAAATGCAAGTTCTGAATATTACCTATGGGGCGCACAACTTGAAGCTGGAAGCTACCCAACAAGTTACATACCAACTCAAGCGGCTACGGTAACACGAAATGCAGATGTTATTTCAAAGACTGGTATTAGTTCGCTTATCGGTCAAACGGAGGGGACTTTGTTTGTTGAAGCAATAGTATTAGCACATCAAGATAACAACACTATTTTATCAGTCAATGATGGTTCATTAAGCGAGTATATGGTCATTAGTGGTAACGCTTCGGGAGAAGTCAATGCGTTTATTTTAGATAGTGGAAATGTATCTTCCGTAATTTCGGGAACATATGCAGTAGGAACTACTTTAAAATGTGCTTTAGCTTATAAGACAAACGATGTAGCTTACTATATTAATGGAGTTCAAATAGGGGTTGACACTTCGGTAACAATACCAACTACAAGCCAAGTGAATATAGGTAGTCTAAATTTCTTGACTGCACAACTTCAAGGTAATATTAAAGCAGCCGCACTTTGGAAAACTCGCCTAACGAATACTCAACTCGCCGCGCTCACAAGTTTATAATATGGCATTAGTTTACATACATATGAAGCCAAGCACACGTGATATTTATTATGTTGGTATTGGCAATTCAAAAGAACGGGCTTACAGGAATGAGGGTAGAAATTCTCATTGGACTCGAGTTTTTAAAAAGTATGGTAAAATAGTTGATATAATTTCTGATGACATTTCATTAGAAGCCGCTAAACAAATGGAAAAGTTTTTGATTGCTTCAATAGGCGTTGAAAATTTATGTAACCAAACATTAGGTGGCGAAGGAGCTTTTGGATTGAAACATAGTGATGAAACTAAAAGAAAAATATCAGAAGCGAATAAAGGTAGAATTACTTCACCCGAAACAAAAGCTAAAATATCAGCAAAATCAAAAGGACATCCTAATTATAATTTAAGCCATACAGAAGAGGCGAAAGCCAAAATGTCAGCAGCCTTTAAAGGTAAAAAAAGGAGTGAGTATTTTTGTGGTCAAGTAAAAAAATCTAAGCAAGGATATTGCCCAAGCAGACAAGCAATAGAAAACGGTGTTCAAAAAAGAAAAGAAAAAGCGGCTTTAATTATTGAAATAAATAGTGGTTTCATTGGTAAGATTTGGGATATAGAAAAGCAATTTAATATTGATAGAAGGGCTGTTTATTATAATTGTAAGAAAGAAAAAGAAATTGCAACAAGAGAATGGAAAGGATTAAACTTTAAAAAATATACAACCCTATAAACTATGGAAAATATATTCAAGCTTACTTATAGCGACAAAGCAACCGCACTCGCAGACCTTAAAGCCAAAGGCATACTTGTAGAGGTTGAGTTCAACGGAGAGAAACACGAAGCATACGGAAACGGAGTGCAAGCAGTTGTTGAACTTGGGTTGATTATGGTAACCCCACCCGTAATGGATGGAATGGAAATAGTAACCCCACCCGTTTACGCTGACGGTTACCACTATGACGTAATGAGTTCCGAGACATACGACTTCGGAACAAACTTGGTAGAACCAAAGAACCCGAAACACGCATTTGCAGGTCATTCAATTAAAGAGGAGTTCCCTTATGAGCCAACAATACCAACAGAAGTTCAGTAATTATGGATCACTATCTCTTGCCGGAACGATCATTCATCAGGCACCAGATAACAATTCATCGGTAGTTAAATCAATACGATTTAACAACTCAGCTTCTTGCGCAATAACATTGTCTCACTACAACAGCTCAGCGTCTACAACTAGTGTTATATACACAATTAATCTTTCTGCAGGTGACATCATGACGGATACATTTCCATTCTATTTAGAGGCTGGAGATAGATTAATTGCTACTCCAACATCTATTGGAACATCATTTACTATAGAAGGAGAGAGTGGTCCAAACTTAGGTGTTAGATGCAAGTAGTAGATAGATATGGTATTGTTTACGGTGTTGATAGGATTCAGATCAACAGTGCAGATGGAAGGCAAAAGCCATCCTCTATAAACTATGGTCTTTTTACTCAAACATCTAGGAGTGTTCCAGTAACAAATACAACTCAGGAGCAGTCATTAATATATGTAAACTTTGAAACAAGAGTAGACAACGATGGTGGTGTTACCGAGTCGATGTCTTGCATGGATCCAAGTTTAAGATATTACGGAAGCGTTGGTGGATTATCTGTACCTGCAAATACATTCCGAGTCGGAGATAGCTTCTTTGCGGTTGCTACAGGATATTTATCAGCTGTAAACAATCACACGCTACAAATAAGAATTAAGAGTGATGGTGTAGTACTTGCTGATACAGGTGTTATAAGCATGTCTTCTGCTACAAATAAACATTGGAAATTAGACATCTATTTCACTGTTAGAACGTTAGGAGGTCCAGGAGTAGCTTCAATTGCAACAGGAGGGACATTTGTTTACACAAAAGATGCTTCTAATTCATTTGAAGGTACTAATTTTAGTACTGAAACATTCACTGGGTTTGACACCACTATTGACAATACGTTAGTAGTTACTGCTCAATGGGGGACAGCAAGTACAGGAGATATAATTTCAAGTCAAGTATTTACGCTTACAAAAACATTCTAATGCGATATATAATTATAGCTCTATTACTAGCTTCATGTAGTCCTACTAAGCGCTTTACACGCCTTATTACTAAATACCCGTATCTAATCACTACAGACACTGTAGTGGTAAGAGACACTATTACCCTATATGTGCCTGAGGTAAAGGTAGACACTATAGTGACAATTAAAGAACTTACTGACACAATTACCATAACTAAAGACAGAGTAACTGTAAAGGCTTGGTATGTGCCAAAAGAGAAGAAAGTTTATATACAAGGCAAGTGTGATCCTATATACATAACAAAAATAGTGGATCGTAAAATACCCGTGAAGTACTACGAGAAGTACCCATGGTGGAAGAAGCTGGTCAACAACTTGTTGGCTTTTTTAATTATCTTTGCTATAGTCTATACAGGCTATAGATTATACAAGAAGTTATTATGAAAACCAACGCACTTATTATTTTGTCTGGCATTGTTACAATTCTCGCACCGGTAGGACCGTTGCTAACCATAGCTTTAATTTCAATAGGACTAGATGTGTGTTTTGGCGTATGGCGGTCATACAAAAAACGTGAGGATCAGGAGGCAAAATTTTGGGATGTGGTCCAAAGCCAACGTTTATATGCTACAGCAGTTAAGTCTGCTATTTACGCGGCAGCAATCACATTCTTTTTCTTGGTAGAAAAGTACATCGCAGGTGATATCATATCACACTTTATATCAATAGAGCTCTTACTTACAAAGGCAGTGGCTCTATTTTTTGTATTCATAGAAGTAAAGAGTATGAATGAGAGCTATAAAGACGTCACAGGTAAAGATATACTAGCTGCATTTAGAAAGTTCATTACAGGGCTTAAATTAGAAAGTGACAAATGGCGGTAAGGTCTTATAAGGATAAGCAATTACTTGACAAGGTAAAGTCTCTATCTAATTACAAAGAGATACCAAAAGGCTATTGGCTTCTTGGTGTCAGATCTAACGAGGATACTCCAAATATATTTGATGATAAGATCTATTTATTTAAGGGTGAAGAGTTTGTTTTGGTTACGTCGGCAACGACTAACCCAGGAACGCCAACGCTTAAACAATTTGAAAAAGTCAACAAAGCAGGAGCCGCAGTTCTCAAATCAGACGTATGGTATTATAATCTCTGGAAGTATGGAAGGCACAATGGAAAGATTGAAGCATTGCTACAAATCGGAAACTCAGTGCAAGTATATAGAGACAAAGACAAAGATTCAAAAGCAGAAGAACAAGGAGAGCTTCAGAAAGGTTATTTTGGTATTAATTTTCATCCTAATACATACGACATAGCTGCAGATAATACTGGAGCAACTATTGGCTGGTTTTCGGCAGGGTGTCAAGTAGTTAATGATATGTCAAAATACAGAGAAATTATTAAGCTTGTTAAGGTGGAAAAATTTGTTTCTTACTGTTTAATAAAGGAGTTTTAATGTTTTACATATATACTCATCTTCATCCTGAATCAGGAATACCATTTTACATTGGAAAAGGAACTAATAACAGACTAAAATCTAAAAAATACAGAAATGATTTCTGGAGTAAAGTTGTATTAAAGTATGGATTTGATCCTGTTATTATAGAAGATGGTTTAACTGAGGAAGAATCTTTTAATCGTGAGATTTATTGGATTGATAGAATAGGTCTATATAAAAATGGAGGTACATTAGTAAATATTTGCAGCGGTGGTATCGGCGGAGATACTATATCAAACCATCCAGATAGGGAAAATATCATAAACAAAATAAAAGAATCTTTAGCAAAAAGACCAAATGCTAATTTGGGTGGAAAATTATGCACTAAAGAATGGAGGGAGAAACAATCTGCATCTCAAAGTAAAATACAATTAAAAGTAACAGACACATTAACCGGTCAAGTTATGTATTTTAATAATTCTAAAGATTGTGCAAAAGCTTTAAATGCTAAACATTCTAATGTTAGAACTTGCAAGGGTAAATACAAGCTAATGAGAAGATATATAATTGAGTAAAATAATTTTAGTAAATTTGCTACATGAAGAAGAACGAGTCTACATCAATCGTAAAGGTTAAGGTAAGTCGACCAGGTGTCCATGCAAAGTGCAAGACGTCTAAGTTGAAGTCTTCTAAGAATTATAAAAAACAAAATAGAGGTCAAGGACGATGAAAATACAGAACTATACAACAGATCAGCCTGCTTTAAATGATATATTATTAGGAAGCAATACTTCTGAAAATAATAGCACTGCGAACTTTAGAGTTAGTGACCTACTGGCTTTAAATAATGGTTCTATATTTAAGTTTGATGACATGGTCGGTGGCGCCTTGACGGGCACAGGTACCGACATTAAGGTCTCAAGCGTATTAATACCAGGTGATAGTCTTTCATCAGATTGCACTCTTAATGTAAACTTTAGATTCGTAAAGTCAGATGTAGCAATAACAAACTCTATTATTAAACTTTACGTAAATACTGTGGACTCAATTACAGGTGCATCAGTGTTAGGTACAGTAAATATAACGTCTACATCAAACAGAGCTTCTTCATTTTCTAGGAACTTTTACATAAAGAGTGGCGCTATTAGAGGATTAATCTTTACAGCGTCCTCTCTTTCAGACGAAACTGAGATTAACTTTGTAGATAGTTCTTTAAATATTGATGTAAACTCAAACTTATACTTCATGGTGGCTGTAACTAATTCAGCATCTACATCAACTTTAACCGTTCCTTATTCAAGGTACTTAATTTACAGATAATTTAAATAAAATGTCAAATAAAATCACACAAGAAGAACTCGACGCGTTAGTAAATGCGAATCGAGTTTACAGAGATCTAAAATTTAAGGTAGCAGATATTGAAATGAATATCCACCACCTAAACACACACAAAGGTCTAACAATTAGTCAGCTAGAAGATGCTACCAAAGGACTTGCTCAAGAGCAGCAAGCTATCTTTGATAAGTATGGCGACGTCAGTGTAAATCTACAAACAGGTGAATATAATTAGAAAAATTTCCATTGGTCCTGACTATATGAAGTGCATGCACTATATGGTAGGCCAAGAGGTGCTAGATCGCACTTGGACTATCGACACTATCAGAGTCGAGGATGATAATGCTATTCGTATCTACATCAAAAAGAACGGAGAGATTATCAAGTGGAAGTCTTTTTCTAATACAATGCCTATCTCTATTGAGTATAAAATAGATTACTAATGAAATCACCATACTGCTTCATCATCAAACCAGTTGGTCAGAGGCGGTACGATAACATAAAGAAATTCGGTGATACCGAATTCTACATCAGTTCCTCCCAAGAAGACCATAAGACATCTAACCGCCACGCTGAGGTGGTTGCAGTCCCTATTTACTATGATGGTCCAGTTAAACCTGGAGATGTAGTTCTTGTGCACCACAATGTGTTCAAGTTCTACTATGACATGAAGGGCCGTCAGAAGAGTAGCTGGAATTTTATAATGGATGACTTATTCTTAGCTGAGCTTGATCAGGTCTATATGTTTAAGAGAGATGACAAGTGGAATGCCGTAGATCCTTTTATCTTTATCAGACCAATACCAAGTGAAGATAAGGTGATCAGCACGCTAGGATCGCTTGAGGAGATGTGGGGTGAGGTTGTGTATAAGACACCTACACTGACAGATGTCAGCGTTGGCGACACAGTATCATTCACACCTGATAGTGAGTATGAGTTTAGGATAGATGATGAGGTTCTTTACCGAATGTATAACAAGAACATATGTCTAAAAAGATAGAGATTGTAGAGGCAGCCAAGCAGGCAATAGATGAGTTGATAAAGGTGCTAAAGTCACCTATCATCACTCACGCTGAGGATGACATATCTGCAGACAAGATGAAGAACGCTGCATCAGCTAAACGTTTGGCTTTTGAGGATGCTATGTATATGCTCAACAAGATTGAGGAGGAAGAGAACAAGGCATCTGAAACACCCGTTGCTGAAGTAACGTTAGGAAAGTCAGGATTCGCTGAGGGCAGAGCTAAAGCTAAAAATGGAAAATAGTTTATATAAAGTCCTTAAGGATCACCTACACAGATCGGTAATTGTGACAAAGAACAAGCACAAGTCTTGGGCTTATGGTTACAATAAAGAGTATGACATCATTGTTATATCAAAGGACGGAACTGTAGGAGATATCTACGAGATAAACAACTTAAAGATTGCACTACCTGCCATACCTAAAGAAGTAGAGAGCAGAGACAACAGATGGCAACCAATAGAATACCCTGCCGAGCTTCAGAAGATTAAGTCAATATTTGATTGGAACCGTAGAGATAATGTGTTCAAGTTGAAGTATGTCGACATGATCGAGACTGAGTTTGAGCGACGTGAGCAAGGATATTGGTTTATGAATAATGGTGAGCCTACCTACATGACGGGTACTCACTACATGTATCTTCAGTGGACTAAGATTGACATCGGTCTACCTGACTTCCGTGAGTCCAACCGGATATTCTATATATTCTGGGAGGCATGCAAGGCTGACAACAGATCTTTTGGTATGTGCTACCTAAAGAACCGTCGTTCAGGTTTCTCATTTATGTCATCTGCCGAGACGTCCAATACAGGTACAATTGTAAGAGATGCTAGACTTGGTATTTTATCTAAAACTGGTTCTGATGCTAAAAAAATGTTTACTGATAAGGTTGTACCTATAGTAAGAAATTACCCCTTCTTTTTCAAGCCGATCCAGGATGGTATGGACAACCCGAAGACGGAGTTGGCCTTCCGGGTTCCTGCGAGTAAGATCACTCGTAAGAATATGGATGAGGAGCGCGATGATGATATAGAGGGGCTAGATACTACCATCGACTGGAAGAACACTGCAGACAACAGCTATGATGGTGAGAAGCTTCTTTTACTAGTTCACGATGAGAGTGGTAAGTGGGAGAAGCCAGAGAACATTCTAAATAACTGGCGTGTAACTAAGACATGTCTTAGATTGGGGTCTAAAATTATTGGAAAGTGCATGATGGGTTCAACATCAAATGCGTTGAGCAAGGGTGGTGAGAACTTTAAGAGGCTATATTACGATAGTGAACCTACCAAGAGATCTGCCAACGGTCAGACTAAATCAGGTTTATATTCTTTGTTTATTCCAATGGAGTGGAATATGGAAGGATTTATTGACGAGTATGGTTGGCCAGTATTTGATGATCCAAAGAAACCTGTGAAAGGTATCGATGGAGAGGATATAACTATGGGTGTCATCACCTATTGGAATAATGAGGTTGCTGCGATGAAGTCAGACTCTGACGCACTCAACGAATACTATCGTCAGTTCCCTAGGACTGAGTCTCACGCGTTCCGTGATGAGAGTAAGTCATCTTTATTCAACCTAACAAAGATATATCAGCAGATCGACTACAATGACTCCATGATTAAAGATAGAGTATTGACTCGTGGTTATTTCCATTGGAAGAATGGTGAGCAAGACAGTGAAGTAATTTGGACGCCTGATCCAAAGGGCAGGTTCTTGGTATCTTGGATACCCGACCAGAATATGCGCAACAACGTCATTAAGAAGGATGGTAAGTTCTATCCCGGCAATAAAGATATTGGTGTGTTTGGGTGTGACCCTTATGACATATCCGGTGTAGTTGGAGGAGGTGGGTCCGCTGGTGCGCTACATGGAATCACTCAATTCCATATGCAGAACGCTCCAACAAATCACTTTTTTTTAGAGTATATTGCTCGTCCTCAGACTGCTGAGATATTTTTTGAAGAGGTGCTGATGGCTTGTTTCTTTTATGGCATGCCTATCCTTGTAGAGAATAATAAGCAGCGTTTGCTGTACCATTTTAAGAATAGAGGTTATCGTCAATTTTCATTAAATAGACCTGATAAACACATATCAAAGTTATCAAAAACAGAGCTTGAATTAGGTGGTATTCCAAACTCTTCAGAGGATGTAAAACACGCGCATGCTAATAGTATCAACACTTACATTGAAGAATACGTTGGAATTGACGCAGACGGTAATTATCGAGAAAAAGATAGTATGGGTGATATGTACTTTACCAAAACTTTAGAAGATTGGGCTCGATTTGATATAAACAACAGGACAAAACATGATGCCTCAATTAGTTCTGGATTAGCATTAATGGCATCTAGAAAACACCTATTTATACCTGTTAAACAGGAATCTAAAATAAGTGTTAAATTTGTAAGATATAAGAATACTGGCATAAGAAGCGAAATTATCGAATAATGGATAAACCATCAGTTGTTATCTCCTCATTACCCTTTCCGGACCAAATGGCTCCAGATGAAGTCAAGGCGACATATGAGTATGGATTAAAGGTAGGAAAAGCCATCGAAGGGGAATGGTTTAAGAGGAAGTCTAATTCAAGCAGATTTTATCAGCAGTGGGGTGAATTCCACCGTTTGAGATTATATGCTCGTGGGGAACAGCCTGTACAAAAGTATAAGGATGAAATTGCTGTTAATGGCGATATATCAATGTTAAACTTAGATTGGACTCCGGTTCCAATTATACCTAAGTTTGTTGATGTTGTTGTGAATGGTATGTTAGATAGGCCATATACAATTAAGGCTGAAGCTCAAGACATATTATCTGCTGAAAAGAAAAATGCATTTCAAGACATGATCGAGTCCGACATGGTCGCTAAAGATTTCTTGATGATGACCAAGGAGACACTTGGTATTGATGCGTTTAATGTTAATCCTGATGAACTACCTGCAAATGATGAAGAGCTTTCTTTATATATGCAGATGAACTATAAGCCATCTATTGAGATAGCTGAAGAAATTGCTATCAACACTCTACTCAAAATGAATAACTATGAGGATGTGTTGAGAGATTACTACTATGATGTTGCCACTTTAGGAATTGGTGTTGCTAAGCATGAGTTTCTAATTAATGATGGCGTTAAAGTTGAGTATGTAGATCCTGCAAACTGGATACATAGTTATACAGAGAAAAATGATTTCTCTGATTGCTTCTATTTTGGAGAGGTTAAGCAAGTTCATTATACTGAGCTTCTTAAAATGAATCCAAACTTGACAGATGAAGACCTTACTGAAATTAAGAACGCTGGATCAGCTTGGTATGACTATTTTCCTATAATTAGAAATTATCAAGATGATGCCTTCTTAAATGAGGTTGTTACATTGTTGTATTTTAATTACAAGACTCACAAGAAATTTGTTTGGAAAAAGAAATTACTTGAAAATGGAGGAGAGCGAGTAATCCGTAAGGATGATAACTTCAACCCACCACCAAACGAAATGTTTGAAGTAGTTGAGGCAGTTCGCGACGTTTGGTATGAAGGTGTATTAGTAGGAGGCTCAAACATTATTATCAAATGGGAGATGATGAAGAATATGGTTCGTCCTAAGTCTGCATCACAAAAAGCGCTACCAAACTATATTGCTTACGCTCCTCGTTACTATAAAGGAAATATAGAGTCATTAGTTAGACGAATGATTCCGTTTGCGGATCAGATTCAGCTTACACATTTAAAGTTACAGCAAGTTATGGCTCGCGTAGTTCCTGATGGTGTATTCATTGATGCTGATGGTATTAATGAAGTTGATCTTGGAACAGGTGCTGCATATAATCCTGAAGATGCTCTTAACCTATACTTCCAAACTGGTAGTGTAGTTGGTAGGTCATATACTCAAGATGGTGATTTTAACAACGCTCGTATTCCAATTCAAGAACTAAACTCAAACAGTGGTCAAGCTAAAATGGCCGCCTTGATTGGAAACTATAACCATTACCTAAATATGATCCGTGATGTTACAGGTGTAAATGAGGTGCGTGATGCATCCTCACCACATCCGGATGCTTTAGTTGGTGTTCAGAAGCTTGCCGCACTTAATTCAAATACAGCTACTAGACACATTCTAGATGCTGGTATAAATACTACTAAGAGAATAGCTGAGTGCTTGTCTATTCGTGTTGCTGACATACTTGAGTACTCTGATTTCGCTGAGGAATTTGCTATGCAGATTGGTAAGTTCAACATGACAATACTTGAGGACATTAAGAATTTATATCTTCACAACTTTGGTATTTTCATTGAAGTTTCTCCAGATGAAGAGCAAAAAGCACAGTTAGAGGCAAATATTCAAATTGCTCTACAGCAGCAGACAATTGATCTAGAGGATGCTATTGATATTAGAATGATTAATAATACCAAGCTAGCAAACGAGATGCTTAAGATGAAGCGTCGTAAGCGTATGGAGCAAAAGCAGAAAGAAAAAGAGATGGAATTCCAAATGCAAATGCAGACGAATATTCAGTCATCTCAAGCAGCTGCTGAATCCAAAGCACAGATCATTCAATTGGAAGGTCAGACAAAAGCACAGATCAAACAAATGGAAGTTCAGGGAGACATTCAGAAAATGCAAGCTGAAGCTGAGCTTAAGAAAGAGCTAATGGCTATTGAGTTCCAGTATAACATGCAGTTAAACGGAATGCAGATGCAGACATTAAAAGATCGTGAGGCTGAGAAGGAGAAGGCAAAAGATAAGCGAGTTGACCTACAGGCCACTCGTCAGTCTGAGCTAATTAACCAACGACAAAATAACCTACCACCTCAAAACTTTGAGAGTACTGAAGACTCACTTGATGGCTTCGATTTAGAAGCGTTTGGACCTAAATAATGGCATATATAGAACATAACTTTTTCCCATTAAAAGTATTCGTTAGAAATGAATACATGTATCAAAATCAAAAAGGTCATGGGGAGTTTACACCTGGAGTAATAATGTCTGTTAGGTGCATGCCTGGACAAGCTGCATTATTTCAAGTTCTTTTAGAAAATGGAGTAATGCGTGATAAATTACCAAGCCATGCATTACTTACTGAACCTAAGACTCCAGATCCAGATCTTCCATTTCATTTTTTACAAATATGGAATTGTTTTTCTTACAATTTTACTTTGCTTCATTTGTCATATGTTTATGACACTAAGGTTGAGGTATTTATGAAAGATCATAAGTTTTATCCGGGAAGTTACTATGCAACTATCAATTGGGGAGCAAATGATTTAAACACTGATTTATCTTTAGCTGAGGATCCATTAGAGCATAAAAGCCATCACATAATACTTCTTGATAACGGACAGATAGCACTACAACCAAACAATCGAATAAAGTGGTCTGAGCCATCATTTGTAACAAAACCATTTCCAGAGCGCCCTGATTATTTAGTAAATATAGATTACTATAATTGCGAAAGCTTTGATAAATGGCATACAGAGGATTCTGATCGTATGTTCTACGATAATGAATAAATAAAATAATTACTAACTTTGTTGAAAATTAAATTAAATGGAAGGTGAATTTAAAGTAAGAGCTGTAGATTTCGAAGAGAAGTCTGTGGCTGAAAAAGAAGCAGATCTTCTTGAAGGATTAGAAGATCATTCTGGCGATAATGATACTATTAAGATAGACTTAACAGATCAACCACCAGCTGATCCTGTAATAGAAGATACTCCACCACAAGAGGTGGATTTAGATGATAATAAAGTTCTTTCATATCTTGGTAAAAGATGGAACAAAGAGATTACATCTTTAGATGACTTAGTTCAAGAGCGAGAACAAGCTGAGGAACTACCTGAAGATGTCTCTGCGTTTTTAAAATACAAAAGAGAAACAGGGCGTGGTATTGAAGACTTCATGAAATTGAATGTCGATTACAGCGCAATGGATGAAGATTCTCTACTTTATCAGTATTACAAAGATCAAAACCCAGAGCTAGATGCAGATGAGGTTAGATTTGAGCTTGAAACAAAGTTCTCATACGATGAGGATTTTGATGATGACAAGCAAATTAAGAAGGTAAAATTAGAGCGTAAAAAAGAGCTGACTAAGGCTCGTGACTACTTTAACAAACTAAAAGAACAGTACAAGGTTCCGCTTGAGTCAAGGGAAGCCTTTGTTCCGCAGGAAGAAAAAGAAGCTTACGAATCTTACAAGCAATATAAACAAGCCGCGACTAGCGAGCAAGAGGAACAGATGAAGAGGTCTAAGTATTTTGCTGATAAGACTACTGAATTGTTTTCTGATAAGTTTGAAGGTTTCAAATTTGCAATTGACGAAAACAAAGCAGTTACTTACAAACCAGCAGAAGCTAAGTCACTTCTTGAAGAGCAGTCTTCACTAAAGAACTTTGTAAATAAGTTCCTAAATGAAGAGGGTTATCTAAAAGATGCTGAGTCTTTCCATCGAGCAATAGCGATTGCTTCGAATCCTGATAAGTTTGCAAAGTTCTTCTATGAGAAAGGAATGGCAGACACAGTTGATACGGTCTCTAAGGAGTCAAAGAATATCGACATGGTGCGTCAATCTACTCAAGTAACTAAGAAAACTGATGGTGGTATTCAAGTAAGAGCTATAGAACCTAGTTACGGTAACAGATTAGTTATTAAACAAAAACCTAAAAACTAGAAAAAATGGCTGGTACATTACAATCATCTCCGGGTCCATTATTGACCCCGAGCTCTGTAAAGGCAACATTGCCTACAAACTACATCACAAATTTTGATTTCTTGAATCAATATTTGCCTGACACTTACGAGCAAGAATTTGAGCGTTACGGTAACCGTTCAATCGCATCTTTCTTGCGTATGGTAGGTGCAGAACTTCCTACTAACTCTGACCTCATCAAATGGGCAGAACAAGGTCGTCTTCACACTAAGTATACTGCAGTTACTGCTGTTGGTGCTTCTGGTGGTGATGATACAGTTACTTTTGACATCGGTACAGGTACATGTGTATTCCGCATGGGTCAAACTGTATTCTTATCTAACAATGCATCTGCTACATCTTCTTACAAAGGTGTAATTACTGCATTACCTGCTGCTGATCGCTTTACTGTAGCTTTCTACAACGCTGGTGGTATTTCTGGTGGTGACACTGGAGCTACATTCACTGCTTTTGTTTACGGTTCTGAATTCAAAAAAGGTGACTCTGGTATGGATGGATCTTTGGAAGCTCAAGATCTTTTCTTCGACAACAAGCCAATCATCATCAAAGATAAATATACTGTCTCTGGTTCTGACATGGCTCAAGTTGGTTGGGTTGAAGTGACTACTGAGAACGGTGCTACTGGTTACTACTGGTACATGAAGTCTGAGCACGAAACTCGTCTACGTTTCGAAGACTATCTTGAAATGGCAATGGTTGAAGGTGTTCCTGCTGAAGCAAACTCTGGTGCTGCTGCAGCTCTTGGTGTTTCATCTCCAACACCACCTGCGACTACAGGTGCTGGTACTCAAGGTATGTTTGCTGCTATCGAGTCTCGTGGTAACATCTGGGCAGGTGGTAACCCATCTTCTTTGGCTGACTTCGATACAATCGTACAACGTCTTGACAAGCAAGGTGCTATCGCTGAGAACGTATTGTTCTTAAACCGTCAGTTCTCTTTTGACATCGACGATATGTTGGCTGCTCAAAACTCTTACGGTGCAGGTGGTACTTCTTACGGTTTGTTTGACAACAGCGAAGAAATGGCTCTAAACCTTGGTTTCTCTGGATTCCGTCGTGGTTACGAGTTCTACAAGACAGATTGGAAATACCTTAACGATGCAACCCTTCGTGGTGGTCTTGTTGGTGGTGCTATCAATGGTGTCTTGGTTCCTGCTGGTACAATGAGCGTTTACGATCAAGTACTTGGTAAGAATGCAAAACGTCCATTCCTTCACGTTCGCTACCGTGCTTCTGAAGCTGAAAATCGTCGTTACAAAACGTGGATGACTGGTTCTGCCGGTGGTGCCGCTACAAGCGACCTCGATGCAATGGAAGTTAACTTCTTGTCAGAGCGTGCGCTTTGTACAATGGGTGCTAACAACTTCTTCATCTTCAAAGGATAAGAAGACCAATAATATGAGAGGGGTTTCGGCCCCTCTCTATTTTTTATTAATTAAAATTATATCAAATGAACAGAGTAAAATTAGAGCCTAAGGATAGGACTTATTTATTAAAGATTAAAGAAGCTCCATTGAGCTATTTTATCGCACACAAAGACACACCTCGTAAACGTCTTTTATATTACAATGAAGAGACTAACACGAATCACCCACTTCGCTATGCGCGAAATTCAAACACACCATTTCAAGATCAACAAGATGCCAACGTAATTGTTGAGCCAATTGTTTTTGAAGATGGCGTTCTTAATGTTCCAAAAACAAATCCGGTATTACAAGAATTCTTACATTATCATCCTGGTAATGGAACTGAATTTTATGAATTTGATGCTGAAAAAGATGCACAAGAGGATGTTAAAGAATTATTCTCTGAAATTGATGCATTAATACTTGCTCGTGATTTAGCTGATAAAGACTTTAATACTCTTGAGGCAGTAGCTAGATTGGTATTAAGTTCAAATGTAGACAACATGAGCTCTACAGAGATTAAGCGTGATATGATGTTGTTTGCTAAGAGATATCCACAAGATTTTATAGAAGCCGCATCTGATCCATTACTTAAGATCAATAACTTTGCTGCTCGTGCATTCACTTCTGGATATTTTACATTCCGTGGAAATAAGGATATTCATTTTAACCTAAAAGACAATAAGAAGAGATTGATGACAGTTCCTTTTGGGCATGATCATATTCATGTTCTTGCATCATATTTGCAGTCAGATGAGGGGTTAGATCTATATAAATTCCTTGAAGAAAAGTTTTCAGGAAATGATTAACTTTGAGCATTGTTTAACCCATTAATTTTTTATAAAATGGAAAAGTTTTTATCTATCCCGGTTACCAGTGCTGGTAATCAATTGGTTGCAGTAACTAATGTTATTTTAGTTGATGCTGCTTCCGCTACTGCTACTGCTACTGCAATTACTTATGCTGGTGGTAAAGTTGTTACATTGACTCATGCTGCTCAAGTTGCATTTAGTATGCGCGATGCAATTCAAAATGGAATTGCTAATGCATTACAAACATCTTGGACTAATCCAGTCTATGAAATTGCTGTCCCACAAGCAGTAAGTGATATTGCTGTAGCCTAATCTATAGCTAACTACTACTATGAAAAGGGCACTCATATAGAGTGCCTTTTTTTATTTATCTTTGTACAAAAGCAGTCAGATGATCAATGACGTTCGAAATACCGTACTTTCTATAATCAGCAAGGAGAACCGTGGCTTTATTACGCCATTAGAGTTTAATCTATTTGCTAAGCAAGCTCAATTAGAAATATTTGAGCAATATATATTTAATTACAGCAATGCAATCAATAAGCAGAATGCTAGAATGCATGGTGAAGGTTATACCGACATTCCTAAGAATATAGTTGAGGTTATAGATTCATTCTCTGTTCTTTCACCATTATCATATAATGGTATTACAAGTAGATTTACACTACCTGCTGATTACTTTTTCTTAGATAAAGTAGTCTATAATAATAACACAGAGGTAGAGAAGGTTAGCCATCGTAAGATATTAAATTTATTAAACTCAAATCTAACTACTCCTAATACTGAATATCCAGTATATATAATGGATCAGAATGGAATTATTGTATATCCAACAACAATAGCTCCTCCTCCTCCTTATACATCTACATCTATAACAGCACAATATTTAAGATATCCAAAAGATCCACAGTGGACCTATTTAACTGTTAATGGAGATCCTGTATTTAATATATCATCATCTACATACCAAGACTTTGAATTACCTTTGGCTGATTTTGCTAATCTAGTAATTAAGATATTAGAGTATGCTGGTATATCAATTAGAGAACAAGATGTTGTATCAGCAGCTAAGGCAGAAGAAGTACAAGACATGCAAACTAAACAATAATGGCATATATTACTAACTATCAGTACTATACCAACAATGGTAACACACCTGAAGACGCAAACTGGGGATCGTATCAGTATGTCAGTTTAGCTGACATTGTTAACAATTTTATGTTGATGTATGTTGGCAATGATAAGTTGGTCAACAATGTAGACAGATATACTGTATTATTTCATGCAAAAAGAGCAATACAGGAATTAAACTATGACGCATTAAGAAATATTAAGGTTTTAGAGTTTGAGTTAGGTGATCAATTGAAGATGGTGTTACCTCCTGACTATGTTAACTATGCAAGGATATCAATGTTGCGAAATGGCGTATTATATCCACTTACAGAGTCACGTCAGAGTATTACAGCTACAGCATATTTACAAGACAATAATGGTGACATTGTGTTTGATTCAAATGGTGAAGTAGTTGTAGGTGATGCTAAACTAGATATACTTCGTCAAAAAAACCAATTATATGTTGGTCCCGGACCATACTATAACCAATGGGGATGGGAATACGAAGGAGAGTGGTATTTTGGATACCCTATTGCAAATAACTTTGGATTAGAAACAGCCGATGCTAATATCAATCCTAAATTCTTTGTTAATAAGGCAGCAGGAGTAATTGATTTTACATCTGGCGTTCAATATGCATATATTGTGCTTGAGTACATTTCAGATGGAATGGAAAATGGAGATGATAGTTTGATTACAATTAACAAGCTAGCAGAAGAATATATTTACGCTTACTTAAAGTGGGCTCTTCTTAATAATAAGTATGGAGTTCAAGAATATATCATCAACAGAGTTAAAAAAGATAAAACAGCTATGTTGAGAAATACTAAAATTAGATTAAGCAACATGCATCCTGGTCGCTTGCTTATGGCTATGCGTGGTAAGGATAAATGGATTAAATAGATATGGCTGATACTCAAAGAACATTCCTTGCCGGACGGATGAATAAAGACCTTGACGAAAGGTTAATTCCAGACGGAGAGTACCGTGATGCGGTAAACGTAACTATTGATACGTCGGAAGGCGCTAACATTGGTGCAGTTCAAAACGCATTAGGTAATAGTATAACGACAAATATAGCTAACATACTTTCTAAATATCAAGTAAATGCGCCATTAAATGCGGTGACTATTGGAGCTATATCCGTTGAAGCAGAAAATTTACTTTATTGGTTTGTAAAAGCAGATAATTTTGAGGGTATATTTGAATACAATCAAGTTACTAACAATTCTTTGTTAGTACTTGGATGTGAGATACCAAATGCGGTTCGTTTAAATTTTGATAAAAACTATCTAATTACTGGCGTTAATTACGTTACAGATGGGAATGGTGGTGGTCTACTTATTTGGAATGACAACTTAAATCCACCTAGAAAGATTAATATTAATAGATGTAAGACGTATAATTTAAACGATCCTAGAATAAATGATGATATTAATTTGATCGTCGCGCCTCCATTAAACTCTCCTTTTATATCGTTAAGTACTCAAACAACATCTAGTTCTAATCCAAATAACATTGAGGATAAATTTGTTTATTTCAGTTATAGGTATAAGTACATAGATAATGAGTATTCATCAATGTCTCCATTTTCGGCTGCATCGTTTAATCCTAAAATGCTTCAAATTGATACTGAAACAGGAGATAATAAAGGAATGCTTAATGAATTCAACCAAGTCCAAGTTACATTTGAGACGGGTAATGAATTTGTAAAAGAGATACAATTATTGGTTTGGGAGTCTAGAACATTGAATGTAAAAATAGTTGAGACCCTAAATAAAGAAGAGATGGGTATACAAAGTAATTCTGCGTATAGCTTCTACTTTATGAATAATAAAACATACGCAGCACTTCCGTCTGATCAGGTAAGTAGATTATTCGATAATGTACCATTGAAGGCACTGTCTCAAGATATTATAGGTAGTCGATTAATAATGGGTAACTATACTCAATTTAGAGATCTTATTGGATATAATTCAAAAGAATTTATTGATATAGATTACACAGTTAAGTATGTTGACGAAACAGTTTCATCGTTACCTAAACAAACATGGAGAAGCGATAGAGATTATGAGATTGGTATTGCATACTTGGATGATTACGGTCGTATGACCACTGTACTTACCACTACTAACGATAACTCTGTAAATGATTTATCCAATTCTGTATATATTCCTGCTGCCAATTCTAGTACTGCTAATTCATTAATTGTTAGCATTAAAAATGAGGCTCCTGAATGGGCTACTGGATACAGGTTGTTTGTAAAGCAATCAAAAACTGAATACTATAATATATTTCCTATTACTTTTTTAAAAAAGAATAATTTTAGATATTTCCTTATTAATGAGGCTGATAGAGATAAGATAAAAGTAAATGGATATATTATATTCAAATCATCTGGCGGATCACCGACCAACTCAAACAAACAGTTTAAGATACTAGAGCTTGAGCAAAAGGAAGCATTATTTATTCCAAATGCTATAGAGGGCTTATATTTTAAAATAAAAGCAGATCCTACGGATTCATTTTTAGCAACATCTAATCAACAATCATATTCAAAAAATGCATCTGGTAGAGGTCCTAGACCAATAGCGTGTACAACTGATCCAGATACACAGCCTCCGGTAACTAATAGATTTTTTGATATCCAAGGCCCTGTATATTATTCAGGAACATCACCAAGTAGCACTATAAATCAAGGACCTACTGTAAGTGCTAATATATCATCATCTGTATCAACAACAGATTTAAGATTAACCATAGAAATAGTTAACTCAGTTACATTTAGATGGACTATAGATGTTGGTCAAAACTGGTGGATAGCTGATTTACCTATAAGTACATCACCTATATCATTACAGGCTACAGGTTTTTCTATATCTGTTCAATTCTCATCAAACGGTTTAGCTGGAAGTCCTCAGTATAACATTGGAGACAAGTTTGTGTTTAATGTTAGAACTTTAAGTGCATTAAGTGGAACACCAGCGCAGCCGAATGGTAACAGAGGTTTGCCGCCATCAGTTCCATTAAGTGGTCAAACAAATACATATGGAGGTCACGCAGTAATTGAAGGTCCTGGCCCTATTTTCCCTGGAGCTGTCATAAGTATTAATATATTGAATGATGGCCCTCAAACTAGTGCCCCTGGTCAAAATGCTTCTTCGATGACATTCCAGGCATCTCAAGGATATTACAAAAATATAGAGGAGTGGTTTTGGCAATCAGGTGCTTATTTATCTTTTGTTCAATATGATCAAAATGGAAATAACTTACAGGCAGCTGCAGTTACATTTAGAGATGGTTCATTTATAACCAATTCGCCTAGTAATCAAATGCAGCAGCAATTATCTGGATCAAACTTTATGTTAATTAGAGGTTTTGGTGATGCTAGTGTATGTAGTAAAAACTTAATACAAGTTGAACTAAAAGTAACTCAAACACCACCAAATGCTCAATTATCAGCTGAAACGGTGCCATTTGATGATGATGTAGATATCTACTATGAAATGAGTAGAACATATCCTATAGAAACAGGAAATCACTTAGTTTTATGGAAATATGATGTATCTACAATTGCTGCAAATACAACCTTAATTCAAAATGGAAATAAATATCCACACTATTTTGATGTTGGTCAGTCTGTATATGTAACTGCATCAAATATACCTGCTGGATATTACACAATAACTAATGTACCTAATAGATACTCAATAACTATTAACTTTTCAGCCGCATCATCTGCTCCTGGTGGAGTATCTAATAGTGACTTAGAAAAGGATCAATCAGGTACGCTTAATCAAGCTGTTATTAAGTTAAATAATACTGGCAATAAAAATTCAGACTACAATGCATATTGCTACGGTAGTGGTGTTGAGTCAAATAGAATACTAGATGGGTTTAATGAGCCTTGGTTAAAATACAGCATACGCGCAAGTGGTGTTATTGAAGACTATAGTCAGCAAATAAAAGATACATCAGTAACATATAGCGGTCTTTATCGTTGGGACTCATCAATTAATAGATTAAACGAATTTAACTTATCTATTTCTAATTTCAAGAATTTAGATAAAAACTTTGGAACGGTACAAAAGCTTTATGCTAGGACTACTGACTTGATTGTATTACACCAAGATAAGATTACATCTGTTCTTTATGGTAAAAACCTATTGGTTGATGCTGTAGGTGGTGGATCAGTAGCTTCAGTTCCTGAAGTTCTTGGTACTCAGATTGCTTTACCTTATGAGTTTGGTATATCATCAAACCCAGAAAGTTTTGCAGTGTGGAGTGATAGAATGTATTTTACTGATGCTAAAAGAGGTGTAGTTCTTCAAGTGCAAGGTGATCAGGTCATGCAGATATCTAGGATGGGTATGTCTGATTACTTTAGAGATCTATTAGCAAGCACACCAAACATGGCAAAGCTTGGCGCATATGATCCATACAACCATAACTATGTCATTGCATCAACAAATAGAAGAAATACTCCATGCGATATACAGATAAATCCTATAAAAGATAGTTTTCCATATAATACAGGAGGATCACTTGATTATTTATTTTCAATATCAGGCACAACAAGTTGGGGAATTCTATTAGTTGATAATGGTTTTGGGACAAACTGGGTTGAAATACCTCCTTATTGTCAGTCAGGAATTGGTGCGCAAGACATATATGCAAGAATTCAAAATAATACCACGCTCACTCAAAGAAGAGTTATTCTTAGAGTTTATTACTGTAATACATATGTAGATTACACACTTACTCAAGGACGTGGACCAAGAACAAATTTTAATATCATAACATTAGGTAAAAAATGAGTGTAAAAACTAAGCAGTTATTTAGCTACACAGGTAGTTTAACATATACGATTGATAATGTAGTGTTAAGTGATGGTGCGATTGCATTATTTGATGCATCTACAGGGATTGGTGGAGTTGGGTATGTACCATATAATGGATCTTTAGTTACTGTTGTTGCTGGTGATGTTTTATCAGACTATCGTCAACTTGCTCCAACATTAAATAATAAGCTATATTACTTAGTTTCTAATACTGAATATACAGCAGCTGACAAAACAATAATACTTGGTTTGGCAACTGAAATTCCAGTTATCTATTCTGGAGGAGTTTTTACAGGTCAGTTCGTTTTCTCAAATCCAAATAATTACGAATATGTCTATTTATTGTGGGATTATGAGGATAAAATTAACACGGTTGCATCTTACAAGGGCGTAACAGAAAGTCGATCAATTGACATGTCTTTTGGTTCTAATATAGGTAGAGCTGGTATTAATTTCAATACTGCTGATCCTGATCAACCAACTAGATATCAGGTTGAGTGGAATGGAGAAATTGTTATTGATACTAAATATGTTGGGGTTAATTCTTCTTCCAACTATAATGCATTAATTGCAGCTGGAGTCCCGGTAGATGAAATAGGATTAGTTGCTCCATATGACGGTACAGTAAATAATGGTGTTGGTACTGCTGAATTCTATAAGAATCTTCCAGTATCAGATGCTAGCTTAATTGTCTCATCTCCATTTAGTGGGTCTACTTGGATTGTAAATAAAATTAGTCCATATTTAACTCAGTTTTATATTGATAATGATCCTGGAACACCTTTAAATGTATGTGCTCAATGTCCTAATGTATCTACTTACCATAATGGCGTTGATGCCCTGCCAAATGTTGGAGATCAGTTGTTTACAACAAGCACAGGTTCAGATGTTTACATTGGTGATGATTCTCTACATCTTATTGATAGCACATCGTGTGTGACTCCTCCTATATCTAACTTAAGCTATATTGAGGTAAGTCCAACTGGTGAGGTGGCATCAAAACAAAGTTGTACTTGTTCAGAATTTGCGGTTCCATTTATTATTGCAGATCCAATATCAACTGCTACCAATGTATCAGAAAATGTAACTATTGAAGTTATTAATAACCCAACCTCATGGAATTTACTTGCAAGTACATTGCCAAATCAAGTAACATTTTCAAATGGGGATTTATATTTTAATAATTGTCCTGCAGGAGTATACTCAATAACAGTTAGAGCTCAAAATTGCTTTGGCGTTAGCTTAGCTGTTACAATTCCTATTACAGTGTCTGATCCTGGAAATATGAAGCCTTTTTTAATTGACGTTGAGCAATTTAAAGAATCTGGATCAGATGCTTGCTTGGTTATACCCACGTTCACTTTAATGTACTTTGACGGTGATGGATATATACCTGATTTAGTAGATAAAGTATTCTATGATTCAGATGGATTACGTCCATTTATGGGAGGTAAAAAATGGTATCAGATTAATGACTCAGATTATAGCATACAAATTGACCAAGATGGAACAATTATTGCTAAATCTAATTGTCCTGGCACTACTACAACAACTACGACAACTAGTACAACTACTCTTCCAACTGGAACATACTTTTCAGGAACATCTTGCTCTGATAATTCAGTTACTGTAGTTTTAAGAAATTCATTAGGTACTCCGATAACTACATCATTAGTTGTTAGAACTACAGATGGTAATTGTTGGAGAATAAATGGATCAACATCGGCATCATTTCCTTATTACAATATAGTCACGCCTATTGTTACATATGCAGATTGCACTGCGTGTACTGGAACTACTACAACAACGACTACTACAACAACTACAACGGCAACTCCTGTAAGTAGTTTTGATCTTGATGTAACTCCATTTAATACAAGTGTATTAGCATGTACATCCACACCATCTTATGTTACATATTATCATACTGGAACACTAGCAGTAAACAGTTTTGTTTACATTGACTCAGGAGCTACTACATTGTTTGATGGAGCATTTTTATGGTATTTAGTTAGAAAATCAGGTGTAATTTATGCTTGCTTAATTGCTGACACTGGTCAAATACTGCAATTATTAGCTTGTTCTGGTGTAACTACTACAACTACAACGACAACAATACCTTATTACTACTATATTGGTAATAAATGTGTTGGTGGTGCTTCTGTGTTGATGAGATACCAAGGATTTGAGCCTCTGTCTCTTCCTAATTTCATAAAAGATAGTAATGGAGATTGTATTACTATATCAGCAACAGCATCTCCAGGTTCTCAGAATGGTGATATTTACTATGTATATGGAAGCTGCTCTGAATGTGCAGCAACTACAACCACGACATCAACTACAACCACGACATCAACAACTACAACAACTACGACAACCACAACTACAACAATGCCAACTTATACGAAGTTGGTTTTGTCATACTCTTCTTCACAATCATCTGTTTGTACAGATATAAATATTGGAGATTATTATGTAAATGGAGCAATTGGTATTCCTGGAAATAATATCTTTACAGATATCTTAGGAGTTACATTAGCTCCTGCTGGTTGGTATTTGAATTTAATTATTAATGTTGCTTACGAGTGGGACGGATCAGACTGGACCGGGGCAACTAAATCTTGCTAATGAAGACATTAAGAATGTTGTCAGCGCAACCTGCGCTTGACTACTATGCTTGGCAGATAGAGGTGTGTATACATAACTTTGCATCTCTAGGATATAAGAACATTGACATAGTCGCTGGCTATCAAGACGAGATACCAGAATCATGGAATAAGCTGTATCAGACCTACTCTGACATAGCTAGATTCTTCTTCTATAAAGATACCATGGGTGACTGCAATTACCCACCTGCTATTCAGGCCCACTTACTTCAGAAGCATTTTAAGAAGCATCCAGAACTAAAAGACGACGTGTTCTTTTTTCACGATGCTGACTTTGTATTCACCAAATATATGGACTTCACACCATATATAGATGGCGATACTTGGTACTTCTCAGACACTATCTCATACATAGGCTACGACTATATCATGAGCAAGGGAGAAGAGGTCTTAAAAGCGATGTGTAATCAAGTCGGAATATCTCGCAAATTAGTTGAGTTCTACAAAAACAAAAGCGGTGGCGCTCAAAAACTAATGAAGAATTTAACGTCACATTATTGGAAAAAGGTTGAGCAAGATAGTAAGGCTTTATATAACATACTGAACAACCTTCAACATGTTAGAAAGGAAGGCGATCCGAACGGCATACAAGCATGGACTGCAAGCATGTGGGCAGAGCTATGGAATGCTTGGTTTTTTGGACATCAAGTTGAAGTGCCTAAAGACTTTGACTTTGCTTGGGCAACATGTCCGTCTATTAAATGGGATGAATTATATTTTTTTCATAATGCCGGTGTAATGAATGCCAATCAAGGTATGTTTCATAAGGCAGCATACATGCATGAGATACCGTTTGATACTGATATAAAACTTGATCCAAATAGATGCTCACATAAGTACTATGAGATTATCAAAAGCATGAAAAGCTGCTTGGTCTAAAATTCGTAACTTTGTTATATGATTATAGATACACTTACTTTCTCTAATAAAGCTGAGGGATGGACATCTAGGTGGACTTATCGTCCTGAATGGATGATTGGACTTAATAGTACATTTTATTCTTTTAAGGGTGGAAATCTATACAAGCATGATTCCAATCAAAATAGAACTCAATTTTATGATCAGCCTATTAATAATCTTTACGGCTTTTCTGTAGAGACTATATTCAATGAGTCGCCTATGGAGATTAAAATGTTTAAGACATTATCTTTAGATTGTACAACAGCATTGAATGTTGAAGGATATACTGATTTAGATAAGGTAGAAATACTTAAAGATCAATTTGTAAATAAAGAGGGAGAGTTTCATTCTTACGTAAGGAGACCACAGAATGATGTTGATTACGAGTTATTATCTACTCAAGGTGTTGGTGTTGTCAGTCAAGTAGTATCAAATACTATTACAATCGCAGGTGAAATTACTAATGTAAACGTAGGTGATATTGCATATGGAGGTGTGATTATTGGATCTCAAATAAGCCCATTTTTAATAGGTCAAATATCATCAGTTACACCATCATCTATAAATGTAGCCGTTGGATCTACACTCCCAGCAGTTGGCAATTATTTATTTATTGTTAAACAGTCATCTGTAGAATCTTATGGAGCAAGAGGTTACTTTCTTAATTTAAAACTTTCTTTAAGTGGAACTGAAGCAACATCAGATCATGAGCTATTTGCTGTCAAGAGTTCTTTATTCAAAAGTTTTCCTTAAATTTGTTACATGGAAGTTAGGTATCTTGATGACCGTGACTACGATGTTTTGGCGTCATGGTGGAAAGATTGGAGATGGACTCCACCTCCAAAAGATATGCTACCTCAAAACGGCCGTGGAGGCTTAATGATTACAAAAGACGGTGTAGATATTTGCGCTGGATTTATATACTTTACTAACTCCGCTACGGCTTGGGTTGAGTTTATTGTATCTAATTTTCAGTATAAACAAAAAGATAGGAAGGATGCTATTATTCTTTTGATTAATGCACTTTCTGAGGTTGCTAAAGAGAATGGATGCAAGTATGTATACACCTCACTTAAGAACCAAAGTTTGATTAACTATTATGCAGAATGTGGATTCCAAAAAGGATCTGAAAACTGCACTGAAATGATAAAGATATGGCAGCAGTAACATCAACATTAGTAGCACTTGGAGGCGTAGGACTCAGTGCTGCACAAGCCATCAAGGCAAACAAAGACATGAAGGCTGCAAGTGCAGCGTCACAACAAGCAAAAAATCAACTTAAGCAAATTAAGGAGACAAACCCTTTCAAGGCAGTTCAGACACCTATGCTTGGTTTTGAATTAGCTCAACAACAGCAATCACAACGTGAATCTCAAATGGTAGAAGCATTGCAAGGTGTTGGTGCTGAAGGCGTTATTGGTGGCATTGGTCAATTGGCTCAAGCTGGTAACGAGCAAGATTTACAACTAGCTGCTCAAGCAAATCAAACACAATTCCAAAGAGATATGGCTCAAGCTGAAGCTGAGTCAGGCATTGAAGCGCGTAAGGCTGAGAGAGATTGGATGGCTGGAATTGGAGAAATTCAGGAACAAAATATGCGAAGAGCTGAAGCAGCTGCTAATAGAAATGCAGCTATTCAAGGAGCTTTTCAATCTTTAGGAACAGCAGCTCTGGGAGCTGACAAGATGGTTGATTTATATAGAAATACAGGTGATGCCACTAACGTAGCTACTCAAGCTACTCAAGCTGGACAAGATGCGCTTGGTAATCCATTTAGAAGGCCTAATCCTTTAGATCAACCACTTACAGATTCAACTAGATTAAATTATTTATTTGATAATCCTGTTGCTGGTAATATGAGATTAAGAAATAACACTAATATTGACTACCTTTTTAATAACCCATTTGGTCAAAGAATTAACCCAGTAAATGTTAGTTTACTAAATAGTCTTAAGTAATATGTCAACTAATAATCAAAACATATTTGGATACATGCCTGTTGAGTCAGTCGACTGGGCAAAGGGCTTCAATGATTTATCCAAAACAATTGGTGGTATTGGAGAAAGACGCGAAAAAGAAAAGGAAGAGCTTGATAAATTAAAGGATGACAATATAAAAACAATCCAACAGTCTGATTCATTTGCTAGTCAGAATTTTGGACAGATGATGCTTGGTGGATCTCAAGATGGTGTTGCCTTAATGAAGCAGTGGAACGATGCTCTTAAAAAAGGTCAATTAGATCCAAAACAATACAAGCAAAACGTCAACAACTTAATGGAAAGCTGGAAAACGCTAGGTAATAGTGTTAAAAGCTTTGACGCTAAAAATGCTGAGCTTCAGAAAATGATTAAAGATAATAAGGCATCTAAAGCTTCTATTGAGGCTGCTCAATATTTTGCTAGAATGGGTGAACTTAAAAATCTAAAGGTATTTATAGATCCATCAACAGGAACAGTAAGCACAGGAAGACTAGACCCTAAAACAGGACGGGTTATCCCAGATACAATAGAAAGTGCAAAGACTATTGCTGATCCAAGTAATGCTGTTTTCGATAAAGTAAATCTTGACGAGGCTGTTAATGAGACAACTAAGCTTTGGAAAGATTATGTAGTTGAGAATGGATTGACAACTATAAGTGATCTTAGAAAAAATCCAATGTTTGCGTCAAAAATGGCTGACTTAAAAGGAGCCTTGACTAGCAACGATCGTTTGACTTTAAGTATTCTTCAGGATAATACTGATGAGGACTATTCAACTTATTATACCAATGAAGACAGGGTTGCTTTAATGGAGCAAATGGTCCAAAGAGAAAACGAAATAAGAGCTTACCAAGATAAAGGCAAGCTAACTGGATCAGAGCTTCAAGAATTCTTAAATAAGGCCGAACAAAAGCTTATACCTATGCAGAAAGATCCATCTGGTGTTTATCAACCTATGTTGACTGAAGCACAAAGAGAGGAAGCTAGAAAAGCAATTGACACTGCAGCAGCTCTTCAACTTGGATTTAAAGTGATGCAGGATGAACCTAAAGCCCCATCTGGTGGAGGTGGTTCAACTCCAAAAGAAGATAAGCCAGAATACTATGCATTGGCTTCTCAAGTTAGAAACGCTTGGCTAGATGGTGATGTTGAAAGATTAAACACTTTGTCTGCTGGTAAATTTATATTTGAGAAAGTTGGCAAAGGAACATATAGAGTAATAAATTCAGCTAATCCTAAAGACGTTAGGGGTCCATTTAATTACATTAATGATGTTGGGCCTTTCTTTGGAACTAATCAAGGTTCATGGATTAAGCAAATGAATAAAGCTAGAACAGCAGCTGGAGTACAACAACCTGCTGGTAAAAAACAAACATCTTCTGGTATTAATTGGGGATAAAATAATAATTAAAAAAATAAATATGCCAAACGATAATCTTAAGCAGTACTATTCTTACTTAAAGTCAAGTGGCGCTGATGTAGCTCCTACATATGATGCTTTTGCAACAACTTTAAGCAATGAAGAAAATGCGAAAAAGTACCACTCATATTTATTAAATAATGGTTTTGACACACCAAAGTCATACGACTCATTTTCTCAGACATTAGGATTAAAAAAAAAAGATCTTACGGTATCTGGATCGGCAAAACCTTCATCGGTAAAATTATCGACCACAACAACAATAAAGCCTACGGCATCTTCATCTTCAACAGGACTTCCTGATGGATTATATTCTTTTCCAGGGCAAGAAAATGCTACCTATAAAAAGGAAAAAGGAGATTGGTCTGTAGCATTTGATGGCTCATATAAATACATACCGCTATACAAAGGTGATGTACAAGCTCGTGTTGCTAACCTTGAAAAGAATGCTGTATCACTTGAACAATATGGTTTTGAAACACAACCTAGAAAAGAAGAGCAATTAAAATATACAGAAGCTCCAAAACCAAAGTCAATCGCCAAACCAAAAACTGAAGCACAGAAGAAAGAGCAACAGTTATTTGAAACAGAATTCAAGGCATTAGATCTTAATGATCCTGAATACTTGAGAAGAAAAGCTAGATCAGAAAAGATAGATCAATTATTAGCTCCAGTAACCGGAGATTTGATAGATTACAATGAAGGTAATGTTGTACCTGTCATTGATAATATAATTAAGCAATACCCATACTTAGAAGTATCTGAATCAGGTGTTGGATATGATGAATTAAAAATTCGTAATAAAGTTACTGGCGAGAAAGCTGTCATTAATCTAGACAACTGGACTTCTGGAAGAGATGAGGAAGAGGCTAAGCAATTAAGAGCTTTCTTAGATGTTCAAATTAACTCAAAAGATTATGTAGCTCAGAAACAGAAAGTAGATGAATTACAGGCTCAAATGCAGGATGCAACACCTACTCAACGTATTGACTTATCACAGCAATTATTAGAAGAGAAAGCTAAACTTAACGATCTTTCAGGGGCTAGATACAACTACGCAAAGAATGACAAGTATAAAGCTGCTGCTATCTATGATAAGAATGCAAAGGATAATATTAAAGTAGATTATGCTAATCTTCAATTAAGATCAATTGACTACGCTGAAAAAGTAAAAAGCTATAATGAGTGGAATCAGACAGTAAATGATGCTAGAAGTAAAGGCTTGATCACTGAAGAGCAATACAATACAGAATATGCTCCAAAGTTACAGGCTGAGAAGAACATGTTAAATGATGAGAGATTTCAAATCAATGAGTCATTTAATCAGGTAAGAAGTGATAGTACTTCTATTGACAATATAGCAGCAAGTGAGTATGCTATACAAGCGGAGAAAGGCAACGTTCTTAGTGGAGCAACATACTCATTCTTAGAAGGAGCTGAGAGCTCATTAAGATTTTTATTAGAGACAGGTGACTTTAAAGATGGTGAATTCAAAGGTTTTTTAACTCAAGCCGCACCTGGATCAATTAGTGATGTATATACTTCAGCTGAAGGAAGAAATGCTTTTGAGCAAATTATATTTGGTCTTGCAAACTCAGGTGGATCGGCTCTTGTTAGTGCAGCATCTGGATCCACATTATTGGGATTATATGCTTCTTCATATGTCAACATGAAGGACCAAATGAGCACCCCACAATTTAAGGATGTTCCAGAATACCAGAAAATATTGATGTCTGGTATTTATGGTGCCACTATTGGATATCTTGAAAATAAAGGTATTGGTAAGTGGTTTCAGAAGACACCTGCTGGTAAAGGGCTTACTAATTGGATTTTAAAGAAAACAATATCAGAGCTAGGCAAAGATGCAACGGCTGAAACAATTGAGCTTACTATTAAAAAAAATCTAGGAGCTGCCATAAAAAATGGCCTTATACAAGTAACAGCATCTGGATTAGTTGAGGGTTCTACCGAACTTGCTCAAGAAGCCACAGATATGGCGTACAAAGAGGTATTCAATATAATGTCTGAAAAGAAATACTTTGACAATCCGACATCTTGGACAGATGTTGCTGATCGATTAGGTAAATCTTTTGTACTTGGTTTTGCTGGAGGTGCTGGAATGCAATCAATTACTCAAGCCACTCAGGTAGGCATGAATGAATTGGATAAAAATCAGATCAACAATATTACTGAACTGATTAATAGTCCTGAGTTAAAGGATGTATTTAGACTCAACCTTAAGGATCAAATACTATCTGGCCAAATATCAAAAGAAGAAGCCAAAAGACAGATTCAAAAGATAAATGAGATTGAAGGTACTCTTAACAAAATACCTGAAAAAGTAGATAGATTCCAAGCGTTCAAGTTAATCAATGAGCGCGATGCGATACAAAAAGAAATTGCAGGGAAAGACCCTGCTCTTGTCGCTGCTCAAACAGAGCGCGTCAATGCTATTAATGATGAATTAAAACAATTAAGTTATGCCGTTCAAGAGCAAGCAACAAGTGAAGTACCTGTACAGCCAGGAGCCAAAATTGGCGGAGAAGTGGCGCAAGGAAAACCCGAAACAGGACTTAAAGAAACTACCCAAGAAGGTAGCCAAGCCCAAGAAGTAGAACAAGGTAAGTTTGTTGCAGAGGAAGCAACTCGTTTAGCGCAAGAAAATATAAGTACTGAGCAAAGACAATCTCTTGTAGATAGACTTTATGAAGACCCAATTGCTTATGCTAGAGAAAATAATACTCCTGGTTCCCCTTCTGAAAACTTTATAAACTCATTAGAACAACCTATTAATATAGAAAATAAATCTACTAAAGAAATAGCCAGCGAACTTAATACTATAGATAATACAGATTTAATAAAACAATTAGGTATAGAATCTAACTGGGATATGACAGCAGAAGGCGACCTTCTTGCTGGCAATGATCCTGTTTTGGCTTATACACAAAGAAAACTACCTCAATGGAATAGAGAAAGCCAACTAGGTAACATAAATCCTGAGTCAGAATTAACTTACGATATAGTTAAGGGAAGATTTGGATCGGTTGATAATAAGAACGTAGTAACTGCTAAAGATGAGAATGGAGTTATTGTAGGGGTTGTTGAATTGGCTAGTAATGGAGGAATAGAACATATTGCTGTAGCACCCGAATTTAGAAGAAAAGGAGTAGCCAATAAATTAATAGAAGTTTTAAAAGATAACAATCCAAACCTTGATCTATCTAAAACAAAATTAAGAAGCAAGGGTTTTGAAAAAGTATTCTCTAACACTATAATTGCTGAAGCATATAAAAAAGCCAAGCAAGATGGTAGCAATCCAACGCTAGTCAAGGCAGTTGAGGATTCTTTAAGTAATAAAAATTTGGTTAGTAGCCAAAAACAAACTAAATTTGCACAAGATGAAACAGGAAACATACAACCCGAACGCACCGGAGACGGAAGAGGACGGACTGAGAGCAGGAAATTTACGCCTCTTGAAGGCGCGCCAGCAGTTCCAGGCATTAACGGGCCGGACCCACAGCTTGTTGGAGTCGCAGAAAAGTACGCAGCAGACAATGGAATCGAGCTCAAAAGACAGTCAGAGTACGTCGAAGTAGACGAGCAAAGAGCCAAAAGAATAGCCGACGCTTACGAGCAGATGGCTAATAATCCTCAGGATCCAAAAGTAAAAGAAGCATACCAAGATCTCATAAATCAAACAATTGCTCAGTATCAAGCATTAGTTGATGCCGGGTATAAGTTTTGGTTTATGGACCTAAATATTCCAAGCAATGAGGAGTATGCAGCAAGCCCATACAATGCCTTAAGAGACTTAAGACAGAATAAAGAGATGGGCGTATTCCCAACTACTGATGGATACGGAGAAGGTGACATAACACAAGCGCAGATCGACGCTAACCCATTACTAGCTGACACAGGTATCAAATGGCCTGTGGGTGGACTAGATGGAGAAATGAAACCTGTTCTTGCAAATGACTTGTTCAGAGCAGTTCACGATGCATTCGGCCATGGTCTTGAGGGTGCTGGGTTTAGAGCAAGAGGCGAAGAGAATGCATGGCAGGCTCACGTCAGATTGTTTACAGGACCTGCAGTCGGAGCTATTACTAGTGAGACTAGAGGTCAGAACTCTTGGTTAAATTATGGTCCTTTTGGAGAAACTAATAGAACAGCAAAAGTAGAAGACACTGTATTTGCTGATCAGAAGATTGGCCTTATGCCTGAGTGGACTTGGTCTGAAGGTCGTGCAGGTGATATGGAGGAAGATATTTTACAAGCAGACACTAAAGATGCTACTAATCTACAGAAAGCACTCGATGCTTTAGATAAGATTGAGAAGGATCTTGATAAGTTTGGAAAAGAAACTCTAGGCGTAAACATTCCAGTTGCTTTAGCTAAAACAATTGTCAAGGCTGTTAAAGCGCTAGTTAAAGCCGGCGTAACACTTGAGCAAGCGATTAAACAAATTGCCGCTGAATACAATCTATCTGACAGAGATGTAAAATCATTACTCACGCCTACGAAAGTATCTGATATTGACGTAAATGAAGTTAGAGCCAAGGCTAGACCTGGTAAACGTATATCAAAAGGATTATCAGTTAAAACAGTTGCTGGTAAAAAGGTTATTGAGGAAACTGAAGATTTGTCTATAGAATACGTTAAGAAAAATGCCCCAAAGGCGTTTATTGCTAACGCTAATATTATTTCCAAGTATCCACTAGTTGCCGGTAAGAAGAAGTTTAAAACAGCAACGACAGTTGAGCAAGCTCAAGAGATATATGATGTATTTGTTAGAGAAGTAGCTGATAACCTTAACTACTTAATGGCTGAATTTAAACCAGAGTACAGAGAAATATCAACTCTTTGGTATGATGGAGCTAATGCCATAGCAAATGATTTTGCTGCACAGTTTGGCGTATCAGCAGAGCAAGCAGCAGGTATTATTGCCGCCATGTCTCCTCAGAAAGACTGGTATCAAAACGTTCGTTTAGCTGAGATGGTATTGATGGCCTACAAAGATAATCCAGTCATGACTAAAGAAATGGTTGATTATCAGAAGAGTGTAAATGAAAAAGGACTTTACGATGGAGCTGAGTCAGCTGGAAAGAAATTAAAAAAAGCACAAAAAGAATACAACGAATCTAGAACTAAAGCCAATAAAGAAACTCTAGAAGAGGCTAAAGTTAAAATGCAGGAAGCTATTGAAAAAGCTGACGCTGTAATAACTATGCTTAATAAGTATATAGGTAAAAAATTAAATGAAGTTCCTGCATTTGTTCAGCCATATATGGTTAGAACATATCATGAGGTGAACACAACTAAAGATTACAATATTGTAGCTCCTGATGGTAGCGTTCAAGGCGTCGCTAAAAATAAAGATGGATTAAATGCAAAAATTGCATGGGGATCTTATGTTGAGATTGGAAAGGCTGTATCAATTAAAAATGACGGTAGCCAGGAAAATATCACAAGATCTTTAGGTGAGATGCATAAGATTAGAAACTTCTATAACAACATCATTGATCCAATGAGCAAGGACGGTGATGTGACAATGGATACACATGCGATCGCTGCAGCATTGTTACTTCCTGTGTCAGGTAAATCAATTCAGGTTATTCAAAATTTTGGAGGCAAAGGAACTGCTGCTTCAAATTCATTTGGTATTAAAGGTTTGTATTATGCTTATGCAGATGCATACGCATTAGCTGCCAAAGAAGCCGGTCTATTACCAAGACAAGTACAAAGTATTACCTGGGAGGCTGTACGCGGTTTATATACAGACACATTTAAAAATAATAAAGCTGAAGTAGCAAAAATTAATAACATTTGGAAAGACTATCAAGATGGAAAAATTACAATCGATGAAGCAAGAGAACAAGCCAAAGAATCAGCCGGTGGAATCAAAGATCCAACCTGGGCAGGACCTGTTCAGACAGAGCTTGGAGAAGGCGCTGGGACGCAAGGTGTCGAAGGAAGAGGAGATGGAGATGAACGAGATACTGTCGGGGGGACCGATGGAGGAGGAGTTCTAACTGCAGACACTAAAGACAAAACAAACCTAAAGAAAGCCCTTGATGTATTAAACAAAGCTGACGACGACTTAGCCAAGTTTGGTAGAGAAACACTTGGTATCAATATACCTGTAGCTACAATGAGAGCTATTATTAAGCTTGCTAAAGTATTAGTTAAGACTGGTATAACTCTACAAGACGCAATCATTCAAGCTGCTGAGCAGAAAAATGTATCCAAAAAAGATGCATTGAATGCTATTAAGTTTATATCTGAGACAATTAAACAACCAATTAAAAAAGTTGTTATTAATGAAATGGCAGCACTCAAGTCACAAATTAGACTTGAAGCTAGAGCCGCTCGTGAAGCTAAGGGCGATATAAATGCTAAAAGAAAAGCACTTGCAGCTGCTATTACCAGTATGGTAAGACAAGGAAAGATTACAGCTCTTCAAGCTAGAAGTATTATTAATAAGGTAAGTAAAGTTAATCTTGATAATCCTATAATGGTTGATAGATTGATTAGCTATGCAGAAAGAGTATTTGACAGAGCTGACTACCAAGAGACATTAAGCAAGGCAGCTAAGATCAGAAAGTCAATCAAAAAAGCCATGAAGTCAAAAGACTTACAGGCTGAGGTTGCTGCCATGGCTAAGAAGTTCTCTAGTGTTGATCCGTTTATGGTTGAGGATATTGATCAGTACATTGAGAATGCAGAGAAAGTACTTAATGCTGTTCGTCCTGTCAGAGATACAGATGTATCACTTCGTCAAGCTGTTGACATTGAAGCTATTAGTGAATACACAACAGCTCAGTTTGAGCGTCAAGAGGCAAATAAAAAAGCTGAATTACTTGCATTAAATAAATATTTAGTAGACTCTGGTATTGTTACTGAAGACATGACTGCCAAGGAGATCCAAGAGATGATCGACATTATTGCATCTGAAGAGTATGAGGTTGAAAACGCTGATAAGAAATTAAATTTCTTAAAAAATCGTTTTGAATTTATGGCAGGTGTGATAAAAGAGATGATTGTGAATAACAGAGATATATTTACAGACGAACCACTTGATCTAACTCAAAGCCAAAAAGATTTAATGAATGAAGTTCTTAAGTTTGACATTGATAAATTATCAGTTAAGCAGGCTGCTCAAGTTCTTGAAGCGATGGATAACTTCATCAACAATGGCATTACTAGTGGTCTTGAAGCTGTGGTTAAAAATTACATTGGTACAGAGAACGCTAATAAACTAGCCGCATCTGGTCTTAAGTCTAGACCACTTAAGATGTATTGGAATAAAGCTGTAGGCCGTTTCTTCGGAGAGCAGTTTGTTTCATTGCCATTGCTCATCGAGAGAATGTTTCCTGGAATGAAAAAAGGTCTTAGATTCATGTCAGAAATGGGACTTACTGATGTAATCAGAGGAGTTGCTAAAGCTGACAGGGAGCATAAGATGATCGTAAAAGATTATACTAGTCAGGAATTCTCAAAAGGTAAGGGGTTTATGAAGGCTGAGAATGTATACGAGAGAGGTATGATTGCCTTCTTAAGTAGAAATTTAGCCGGAACCAAAACAGAAATGCGTAACGAATTCTTACGTCGCATTAAGATGATTGAAGAATCTATCAATGCCTTGATGACCGGATCAGAGACAGAGAGAAAAATGGGTGAAGCTTATCAAAAAGTATATGACAAGCTAAAAGTAGATAGCCAGGATCTTGACGTCATCAAAGCTAATGCTGAGCAAATGAATCTTGACGCTGTTAATTGGATGACACAACAATGGGCTGAAAAATATAGCGACCTATCTGACATTAGTTTGTCTGTATACAACGCAATATTAGGAAGCGACACCAACTATACCCCAGATAGATATAAAGCTCTTGACGAGGCTGATATTGAGTTGGATGAAAACTTATTGCAGAAAGGCAGCGCGTTTATGGGTGGTCTTGAGTACACTGACAAGAATAAGTCAGGTGTATTGATAGAGACAACTAGACCAAAGGCTTTGCCAAAAGGTCGTTTTGTTAGTCTTGACTTTGACGTCAATAACTTCTCTAGTTTAAAAGGCGCGATGATTGACATTGAAACAGCTCCGGCTATTCGTCAAGTTGATGGATTTATCAAGTCAGACGGATATAAGAAAATGGTCAATGGTGACGACAGAAAAATTCTTACTCGTCGTATAAATAACTATATCATTTCTGTAAAAGGAAAGACTAGCTTCAATCGTGACAGCATGAGATCAGTTGAGCGATTAGCCAACTTCTTAGGTAGTCTTGGTGTTGGTAAAGCGTTAGGTGGTTTTGACCAAACTATTAAGCAGACTGCTCCGGTTATTATCAACACATTGATTAATGCCGGGCGTTTTGATGGTCTTAATATGGAAATGAATGAAGCCATCAACCGATCAGGTATGCCAATTGCAAATCGTGGTATTGAGGCTATATCAGGTGTTGAATCTGTTGACGCGTTGATTGATAAGAAAGGAGCAACAGCTGCAGAGATAGCTAAGGCTATTGAGAAAGTCAGTCAAATGTATATGAAGGCTTTGCTATCTAAGCCGGATGTATGGGTTGCTAGATCGTCATTTATTTCTTACTATAAGAATTACTTGAAGAACAATGGCATGTCAACTAACATTGACTGGAAATCACATGAGTGGAACCAGGATGCATTAAACTATGCTCAAATGATGGTTGACCGTCAGCAAAACATTTCAGATGAAAAGCTAGCCGGTTCATTTATGAGCTCTCCAGATCCATGGAAAAGTGTTACTAGAAAGGTTATGCTTCCATTTGCTACGTTCATCATTAACCAAAAGAACCGTATGCACAATGACTTTGTAGCTTTATTTGGCAGAGGTGCAGAGACTTCTTTAGAAGATAAAAAGAAAGCAGCTAGATCATTGATTGGATTAAGTGCTGAGATGTTGGCATATCAAGCTATTGCTTACTTCATCAAGAACCAAATTTATGACAATGTAGCTGCTATGATCACAGGTGAAGATGATGAGGAAGAGAAAAAAGAGCGCTCATTCTTCGGAATCAAGATGACGAATAAGCAATGGAATGCTACTAAGTTCCCTGTCAAGAGTTTAATATCTGACATTTTATCACCTTTCCCATTATTCGATGACGCAGTAGTACTTGGTTTTGATAAGCTGATGAGTAACTTCCCAATGATATCTGATGAAGATATTAAGCAAGCTATACAAGATCAAAATGATGCTAGAATGCTAAAGGGTGGTGAGCCTATGGATGCAGAGCAAGAGACTAATTTTGTAAAAGCATTGAAAAGCAAAAATACATACGCTGTTACATTCCAAAATGAAAGCATAGGCCGTCAGTATGGTGTGCCTGGAATTGCTTTTGATACATACACTGAGCTTGCTGAAATGTCTAGATTAGCATACACAGGTGAATTCGAAGATGATATGGGGTATGGTCCTAAGCTTAAGCATATTTCAAAGAAAGATCAAGAGATAGTCAAGTGGACACTATTGCCGATGATGCTATACTCTACAGGATTGGTTCCTAAAGACGCTGGTGTGGTTTCTAGAAAGGTAGTCAATACCGTTAAGAAAAGAGCCATCAGTGACAATAAGTTTAAGAATGTTGGCTATTTAAAAGATGAACTTGGCCGTAAGCCAAAAGATTGGGAAGAAAGTTTGGTGATGAATACCACCAAGAAGATACCTACGCTTGTAGACGCTATTAAATTTGCTGAAAGATTTGGCGGCCTGACAGAAAGCCAGGGCAAAGAATACGCCAAACTTATAGAATTGACAGGTGATTACGGTTACATGGACTTGAAGAGAATTCAAGCCAATGAGACCGCTGATCAAATAATAAAGAAGTAAGGCATAGCAACCTTACGATTAGAATCAAGGTCGATCTGGAAGAATACAAACCCGGATCGGCCTTTTTTAAAGTTTGTTTGAACCCACTCTGAACTAACAGAAAAAGCCGGGTAGTTGAAATAGTCAAACTCATCAGAAGAGCAATAGTCAAAAAGCATCTGGTGTGAGTCACCCTTACTAAACTCAATATGATCGCATGATCTTAAGTCGTGCGAGTGTCTAATGTACTGAGATATTTTCTCAACACCTCTTGGATCAAGTTGGACCTTGAATCCAAACTTAAGGTTGCGAGAGTCTTTGCCATGGCTGATGATAAACCCATGCTTTCCGATTATGTAGTGGTTTATGAACTTCTTATGGTTGATAACATGAACGTTGCTATATTTACGATCAACAACATGCTTGAATGCAGAGTTAACAATGTAACCAAATGCACCTGAGTGGTTATCCTCACAGATGTTGTTACACATAATATTCTTATACTGAGGTGCAAGATAGTCAATTAACAAAACCTTTGCCTTGAGTCCTGCCTCAAATGCCTCTTCGTTTGTCATGTTCTGTTGGAGCTTGTGTCCCTTACGGGTAGTCTCACCATCCCAACCATCCATAAAGTCTCCTAGATCGTCTATAATTAGGCTGTCTGAAGATTTATTAGCCAGAACAAACTCAGCCATCTCTTTAACTCTTTTATTAAGAATGTCAGCGTTCCAATCCTCAGCATATAATGCCAGTCCTTTACGGCTAGCATCCATTCCTACGTGTACATCAGTCCATACCAAACGATCGATCGTCTTTCCTGGCTTCCAATCACCCTTTGGCACTGGTGACTTACCATCTAAACACTTTGATATGATTGACTCGTAATCAATCTCATCTACACGATAGGCAGGATTCTTAATAAAAAGAGATGCTTGCTTGGTCTTAAGCCAAAGGTATGGCACATTTGATGGGGCAACTTGTAAGTCGTCGCATACTTCTTTAACACCTTGATTAGATTGCTTAGATGCTAAGCGAGAAACATAAACTCTAGCCGTTTCTTCTCTTACATCAAGATTATTTTCTGAAATTACTTGTCTGGCGATATCAGCCTTTGTCATTCCCGATTCTAGTAACTCTAGAATCCTGTCCATATACTGTCTCATCGTAATGGGATTTATGTAGATCCCTGAGGACCATGATTAGATTTTGAATTGTTGGGATTAGAGCGTCGTAGTCTTCGTCCATGAGGTGCTCATAGATACTATCTGTAAGCTCATTTATTTCGAGCATTACAGAGTTTACATAGTTGACGTTCTGCATTACGCAAGCTAATGTACAAATAAATTAAACAACATAGTTAAATGTTGATAAATATTTTATTGGTTCTATTTGGTAAGTTATGCGATATTTATTAATGTTCTCCTGTTTAATGTTCTTAGCTATGAAGTAATCACTTACAACTGATCCATCTTCTCTTAGACCTACTGGCCATTTTTCTAATACTCTGTTGATAGGGTACAACCTAGTTCCTGTCTTCAGTGGGATTGCTTTTAAAGTTATGTTAGCTACGTATACTCCTGGCTTCATAGGTCACTAAATTTTAATCCGTAGTCAAGGGCTAACCAAGACATTGTAAATGCAGCTCCAAGTTTCTTCATCTTTAAAGACTTCCTAATGTACTCAGTGCCCCATTTTTTCCATTGCTCATACTGATCTTCTGTCATTGTCCAATCATTATACCAATCATCTGTGCGGCCTTTAATGTCAGTATACTTTACGTCGTGTCCAGCAATACGAAACATTTCGTTGATAAGTCCTTCAAGTACCTTTTCTTCTTTTGTCATCTTCTAAAAATTTAAGTGCTTCTTCTCCGCAAGAAAAGCGGTGAATGTTCCAATTATTCTCCGCAAAGTCATACCTTACTGCCATTAAGTTATTAACTGTCCAATTTGTAGCGCAGGTATTACAGCTAAACACCTTACCTTGTCTTGACTTAATCTGATAATGTCTTCGGTTATCCTGAAACTCATCAGCAGGTTTCATCTTAAAACATCGAAAGCAGTATATCATATTATTCTGATTTAAATTGCATGAATTTTTCCAAATTTTTCAGGCTATAGGCTTAAATAATTCCTATTTCATCAGTCTATAACCTTATACATAAGAACTAACTTATGTATAGATTGTTGGATTTTTTATACATAAGTGGTCATATAAGGCACTAATGTCCAGTTTTTTGCGCAATATACGGGACATTATATTTCACCAAATGTCTTTAATATTAAGTGTTTTTATCTTTAATTAAGTAAATTACCCCGGCAACAGTATCACCGGGGGTGCAGTATAATCAAGTTACTCACTCGATAACATCACTGCGAGTTTAAAAAGAGGGGAGGTCCTGATTTAGTCTTTCTGTTAATAATAGTTACTAATCCCCCCTCTTAAAATCTAAATAGAATCCTATTGCTACTAAGATATTCATACCAAAAGACATAATAATCTCATGTATGTCTTCATATATATTTAAGCTTAAGTGTACATGTCCAACTACCCAGAAAGGAATAGCTAAGTTTTGACTAATCCAGATTATTGTGAATTTTATAAATCTTCTAACCATTGCCTAAAATAATTACCCATGTTCACAAGTTCATAGTAAAACTCATGCACATCTTTTTCATGTTCATGGTCCATCTTTTTATACAAATGGTTGATTGACTTTTCTACAGCTTCGATAAAATCATTACCAGACTTCTTTATTCTTTTGTCATATACAGCTGGATACTGATCCTTAACATCTTCCATAAAGTCCATCATAACTGGAAGAACGCCAATCAAAGCGGCTAATTTCTTTTCATTCGATATCATAATATTCACCATTATACCAGTTTGCCGAGACTCCGTGGGCTTTCAGCTCCTTAATTCTATAGACCTGCAGAGGTCTCGGCTTATGTCCTGGACGTTTTACTTCTATAAATTTAACATCTGAGTTCTTTGGTATGGCTATCAAGTCAGGTATTCCTGGCTTATTGGTAACCGATAGTTTGAGTACGTAGTACCCATCACTCTCCAACTTTTTGATCAGTTTCGCTTGTATCTGCTGCTCGGTCACTTGCAAATGTAGAGTTTTTTTCATAAAAACCCATCTTTACACGCCTTTGAATTCTTTTAAATGTGATAAAATTTTTAGCTTCCAATAGATCTTGTTTAAGATCGTAGTATCTGTCACGCTTAAAAACTTTACTAATATTTGGAAATTCAAGGCCATCCAAATCTGCTTGTATTGCACACGTCTCTGCAACATAATCTACGTCTCTATAACTTAACATATCCTTATGTACTCTAAGTCCATGTAGAATAGTTGCATGATTTTTTCCAAATATCTCACCTATCATACTGAGACTTAATCCGTAATTTCTTAATTCGTTGTAGATGTAATATCTTTTGAATAACACATCCCTTCTTCTTGTTTTCTCCTTGAGAGAATATTTCTCAATTAAATCATTTATCTTTTCTAGTCTGTTCATAATCCTTCTTAAAAATGTTTAACGTATAACTCTTTTTACTTTTAACAGCTTTGTAGATCTTGTCCTCAATGCCGCCTGCACTGAATATCCAGTAGACTTTATTGAACTTACGATCCATTGTAGTCATCCTATCGCGCGCTTGCCAGTAAGATGTAGCACTGAAGTCAATATTGTAGAAGACCACGTAGTCAGCGTTCTTTAGCGATATACCCTCACGTCCTGATACGATCTGCAGTGCAATCACTTTGTACTGACCGGTATCAAAGTCTTCAAGATTCTCAGTAAGATCTTTACCAAACACAGACTTTAGTGCACTCAGTTCTTCTTTAAACTTGTAAAACACGCCTATTTTTGAGCTATCAAATCGATTCCTTATGAACTCAGCCTTAGTGGTGTCAATCGTCATACTGTTACCGCTCTCAAACTTCACGGTGCCACTCCACAACTGGTGTAGCTTCTGCATTAACTTGACTGGCGTGTCAGCTAAAATAACTTCTTCCTTTCCCTCAACAACCAAGTCCCTCTCTAACTTCTTCACAATCATCTTTGTCTTCTCAGACATATCGACATAAAGAACTTCTTCCTCGATTGCTGTCTCAAAGCCAGCCTGCGACTGCGTGAAGCTAATCATCAAATGAGCTACATTTGACATAATCTTGAGCTCCATTCCACCAGAGTAGTCAGTAACCTTGAAGCCATTGATCACCCGGTCGAACTTGTTGACATAGTCATCGGCCCATCTGTAGAAGTTCTTGTACTCCTTGAATGGCGAGTGGTCGCTCACCCAGAACTGATGGTACATCTGACTGAATGACTCTGGGCATGGTGTACCTGACAAAAAGATCATCGGCAAGTGGCTGTACATCTTCTTGTACATCTTGGTGTACAACCCTGGCTTTGGGAAGGCACCAAACCTATGGTGCTCATCGTGAATAATCAGGTCAGGATCAGTCATTTGTGCCTTATGCATTGACTCATCGTTAATTATCTCAATGACAAAGTCATGACCAAACTCTACATAGTCAAGCATAATTGATCCAACGGCCTTCTTCTTTGTTAAGAATAGAACTCTCTTAGCTCCAAACCTTTTAGCTATCTCCAAAGAGGTGGCCGTCTTACCGGTTCGCACCTCCATGGCGAGATAAAGCAGGTTATGTTTGAGTAGAATATAGGCCCCTGCGTTGGCAATTTCATTTTGATAGCTTCTTAGTGCTTTCATCTTTCAGTAATTTAATTGCATTGTTTAATTCATCTGTCAGCTCTTTCGATTGACTGACCGATGGCAACTCCCTTCTTAAGGCAATGATGGCATAGTAAGGATCGGCATACCATTCGATATGTAGTCCCTTAAGTATACCTATGGCATTGAGATACGAGTCAAGCATGTCAGAAAGCTCCTTGCGAATCTTCTTACTTTTATTCATATTCATAATCTCAATGGATGCCTCCATTCGTTTCTGTAGAATAACTAGTGCTAACATAACTTTGTTTGTATTGGTTCTTTAACAATAAAATGTATCTCCTTGCCATTCATACCTTTGTATGCCCTTGGCTTCTGACCAAACGCATACTCACCATATGCATCTAACCAATGGTAGAACTTAGCGTTTGACAGCTTATATCTACCATACCTATCGTAGTCAGGATAGTCAGCAATAAATCTGTTGAGCATGTCCTGGCCTACTGACTTAGCGTTTGGCTTGGTGTCCATGTTGTCTCTAGATGTAGCCCACTCCCAAAACTCTGGAGATGTCTCAGCTATCAACTTACGGACCTTGAGGTTCTTGAATTCAGTCTCAACCAATCCTTTCTTCAGATATAACTGAAGGTTTCGGATCATGTAATTATCAAACTTAATCCACTCACTATCGTCCCATCCACTGTATAGCATGTGTCCAAACTCATCCTCAGGCGTTCTGTCTTTGGTATAGTACTGTCTGAACTCAAGGTCCCACTTACGTCTCTCGAATGAGTTCCCTGCACCCTTGATGGCGTAGTTAGTGGTGATGAATATCTTTGGCGACCGCTCGAAAGGAATGTGTATCTCATCCTTGTTCTTCTTTTCCAATGTGATACCCTCAGTAATCACAGAGAATAAGTTCTCAAAGGCAAACCCCTTAGACACATCATCAAACACCAACACCTGAGTGTCAACCTGCACACGTTGGTATGGAAATGACTTCTGAAAACTGAAACCTTTACCGTCAATCTTAACCATCTTTTTCATGTGGTTGATCGAGTTGACAAAGATACCTTTACCAGTACCTCCCTCAGGGTTGGAGCTGATGACCTCATCGTTTAATATGACAGCCGGGCAATAGCTCGCTGGCTTATAGCTGTGCATCATATAGCCTAACGTTGACTCCATCGATCGCTTGCGAGACTCGTCGTCACCTGAAATGTTCTTGACAAACGTCTCGAACTCGTTATCTCCGATGTTATCTGAGAATACAAACTCACGATTGATGCGCTGCATCTCCCACACATGGCCACCCAAGTCTTTATAGTCAATGACATTGACGCTGTCTTTTGTTATCTGAACAGCACAGTTTAAGTAATACAAGTATGCGCTGTCAATGGTGTCTTCCTTGAACACTGCATCAATCTTTGGCACAAAGTTTAAGAACGTCTCCTGGAAGAACTTGGTGTTCATAGCGAAGTAGTTGTACACCATCATGTCGTCAATCTCTAGCAAGTAATCCAACACAAAGTCTTTAATCATGTCGTCAGTCACATCGCTCATCAAGTTGTCAATCACCCTGACAAACACAAACGTCCTTGATCCCGGTGGATAGTATTTGAAGAACCCATTGTTATTTAGAAAGATTCTAAATAAGTGTGGCACCACCTCAACTTTACCTTTACTAGACTTGGTCCAGAACTCAGTGATCTCTGGCAGCTCCTCGATCTGATACTTCTCAGCGACCTGCTCAGCTGGAACACCTCTCTTAAGCTCATTCTTTACGTTCTCAAACTCATCGTAAAATTTAGTACCAAACGTCGACATATCCTTGTATGCGCTTCTAACAATCGTTGTTATCTCTGACGCCATGTCGCCACCTTGATCCTGATCGTTTAGAATTGAGTGAGCCATCGACTGATCAATGCCATACTCCTTCAATGCAATTGCTAGCACATATAAGTTGTTGTTGCGCTGTCCTGGAACCATGCCGTAGTTCTTACCCCACCAAATACTTAAGCGTCTGATGATCTCATTGGTGTCGTCTACCCTGATGGTTGTTGTTTGCGCAACACGTTGTTGCGCAGGCATCGGCTTAATCATGTCAATGAACACCTGACTGTTCTCGTTTACATAGATGTCTGGGTCATACGACTCATAGCATACACGGCTGAGGTTCTTACTTGTTGTATCAAACTCCTTGCAGAAGAACAACGAATGAAGGCCATCAAAGTAGTACTTGTGGTTCTCAATGTCAGCAGGTATCTTTACCAACATCTTCAACCCATCACCTGATGGTGACGTGAATATAGCATGCGCATAAGGGCTTAACTGCAGCTCAAAACGTTTGTCATATAATGCCTGCTGATCGTCAAAGCCATCAAAGTCTAGGCAGATAATCCCACTGTGCTCGATGCAGGCAGTGTCTGCACGCTTCTCAAACTTACCGCTAAAGCATATCGCTGGAAGAAGTTTCTTCTTCTCATTGCGCGCATCCTTTTGAGTAAGGGCTCTCACTTCCTCCACTATCTGCTGCGACTTGCCCTCCTTGATTCTCTGAAGAGCCTTCTCCAACGGAACGTAGAATGGCTTGCTCGTGTTCGTTACTGTTTGAAAGTAGGTTATCATATTCTTGTTTATATTCGTTAATCACTGACAAATAAGCAAGGTTGCCCTTGATAGTCATACCATTGTAGTCATAGGTCTCAGACATGAACTTCTCATGCATCTTGATTCCATGTATGACTACAGAATGGTGTCTGTTAAACAACCTACCGATCTGTTGTAGTGTCATGTGGTCTCTAAGTATACTGAACAAATAGTCCCTCTTGTATACCAAGTCGATACGCTGACTTGGACCATCCAAGCCATCTCTCTCAATCCATTGTGTTATTTTTTCTAGCATACAAATTCTCATAATAAGTTAACTTTCTACCGGTCAGACCGTCTGTTATATCTTTCTCTTTTGGCACCTCGATCACACCATACTCAACTCTCGGTTCGTTATGGAATAACCAGTATCCAATAGCGATACCGGCTAGTAGAAATAAGATTCGTTGTTTCATTGTTCTTGATTTAAAAATTCATAAATCTTGTCAAATAGCCATCCTGTTAAGTACGCTTCTGGTTCGTCATTATGTAGGTCAATTTTAGCATTTATACCTAAGAATATATAGTTCTTAATATGTACAATCTCGTGTGCTATATTGCTTAAATGACTGGCATCAGTAAAAGCTACTACATAGTTTCTATGCTTTGACTTGTTCTCAAATGTTAAAGCACCAAAATTACCAAACTCACCATTTAACTTGTATTTTTTCACAACTTCATTAAGGTCTTTAGTTAGAATAATTGTGAGGCCACATTCGTATACAGGAACATTAATTGTCTTGCTTTTCATCTTTAGGAGATAAGATAAATTTCAAAGTGTAAACATCATCTGCTGCATCAATGAAGCTATCGCTGCTCATATACACATTATAATATTCACTCAAATCTTCTATCCGTTTGCCAATAAGGACTAACTCATTAGTGATTCCTTGACCATTCTTTCCAAAGTCAACTACATATGAGTCAACTCCTGATTCTCTTACAATTTCTTCTTTCATTTTATTTTAGTTTAAAGGTTTCCAAATGCTTCAATTACATAGGCAAAAGATAGCCCAACTCCAAATACAGAACCAAATACTATTCCTTCGTGTTTTGGTTCTTTACTCTTTCTATAAATAAGAATTAATGAACTACACACAATAAATTGTACCATTGCTAATGTTATTACCATATAAAATTTAATCATTGTTC